GGCACTTCAGGTTGCGGGTGGTGACGCAGGCATCTTGATGAACACGATTGAGATCGCCGGATCAACTGTGTCTTTGCTGGTCATCCCTGGTGCTGTGGCGATCGTAAACGACTCGCTTACCATCATCGCAACCCCCGAATCATTGGTGGCTATTGCGACAAGCTCTGTCGCCCTTGATGCTCTGGTGGTTGCGTCGTCCATCGAGGATATGTTGGCGATTGGTGGTGCGGTATCGGTTGTTCTATCTGGTGCGTCCCTATTAGCCTCTCCTGAGGATATGACTGTGGTTTCGGGGGGCGTGATTGCACTTCTTGATGCGCTTGGTTTGAGCGCCTCACTGGAAGATCTGACATCGGTTCCTGGTGATGCGGTTGTGTCAGCGTCCAGCGCTGTGCTCGTGGGGAGCGCTGAAGGGTTGACCCTGGTTCCTGGTGCGATCACGGTCGCTACAAGCTCCCTGTCTCTTGTGAGCGCACCGCAGTCTATCTCAGTAACCTTTGCTGGTTTGCTTGTTACAAACTTGTCTCTGCTTGGGGATTGGAGTTACGATCATAGCCTGCAAGGGGACTGGAGTTACGATCATAGCCTGCAAGGGGACTGGAGCGAGGATCATTCGCTTGACGGGGATTGGGGCGAGGATCATTCGCTTGACGGGGATTGGGGCGAAGATAAAGACTTGAGTGGGAGCGTGTGAAATGGCGCTTGAAAACCAGGACGAAACCATACACCAGGGACAGGACGCCACCTTGACCTATGCAATCACGGAAGGAGGTTCACCGAAGGATCTGGCTGGAGCCACGATCACGTGGAAGCTGTTCGATGATCCATCCGACGACGACGGTGACGCGCTGATCTCGAAGACCGCGAGCATTGTGAATGTGAACGCTACGGGTGATGGGGCGCGCGTTGCTCTTGAACCGGCCGACACACAGGGGTTTTCGTCGGGTCTGTATTGGTCCGAATTGTGGGCCATTGATGGTGCTTCAAACGAAGTTCCACTTGCCACAGGATGGATTACCATTAAGCTTAGTCCACAAGGACGCTCGTAACCTTGCAAAGCCTACGGGGTTTTGCTATTGTAAACCAAACATAAGGAGGAATCATGCTTCAAGAATTGGTTGTTCAGTTTGTCGCCCTCGCAGGGTTTGCGGCGCTGGTCGCGGTGGTCATCAATATCCTGAAAGCGCTTGGTATTGTTGGTGATGGTCAGGCGCCGAAATGGTCTCTGGCCTTCAACCTCGTTGGTTTTGCCCTGTTTGTTCTTCTTGGGCTTGTGGGTATCGACTTTTCCGCGTTTGATCCGGTATTCGCTCAACTCGCATCGATCCTTACGGCGGTTCTTGGGATCATCGGTATGCTCGGTGTCAGTCGGGTCTCGCACGCTATCGTGCTGGGGATGCCTCTGATTGGCAAGACTCACAGCCCCAACTAAGCATTCTCCTCCTTGGTCCAGGGGCACAAAAAAAGCCTCCCCTTTTGGGGAGGCTTTTCGCTTTGTTAGTGGTTCAGGATCATTGGTAAGAACAATTGATAGAACGACGTCCACGCCAGGGGTCCCTGGGTGTGCATCCCGTGAGCGTCCCATAGAACCATCGGAGCATCTATCGTTGAGATCGAAGCTGGTCCAGGCGGCACAGGGTCAACCCATATCCTATCGATCATCACGGGGTCAGCCACTGCGTTCGATAGCGCGTAGAAAAGTATCGTGAAGGACGACCCCTCCTCCCATATCACGGGTGAGCCATGCATCGTGATCGTGAAACTATCAGACGGTGCAGGATAGGGCAGCAATTCCAGATCACCTTCACCAACACCATCGGCCTCGCCGGTTAGCAACGTCGGTGGTCCACTCAAACCCAACCAGCAGCTTGTCCCAAGGGACACCTGAAGGCACAAGCTATCTGGATCTGTAACGACAAGATCTATGCCAAGCTGAACGGTTGCTCCTATAAGGTTGTCGCTCATAAGATCAAAGCCGAACGTTCGAGAGGAAAATCCTGTGCCCCCACCCTGGAACCGGGCTTCGTATCCTGAAGGGTGAAGTGTGCTGTCGTGGTTGTCACGGGGATCCGATCTGCCACGCCCTATCGATCCGGTTGGTTCATCTGGAATCAGCGGCGGGAATGTAACGGGGATCAGTCTCCATGTGCCGTCGTGTTGGAGGCGTTCAATAAGCACCGTTGCCCTTGTTATTCCCCATGCGACTATGGCTTCATCCGTCGTTGAGAAATCCCAAGTCCACCGCCACACGTTGTCCCTGTAAGGACAGTTTTCCGGTATCCCCGACGCTCCACCACTACAAGGCCAGATGTCATAAGCGGTGTAGGTGAGCGGCTTCGTCGAAAGACTAATTGGTTGGTTAACCCAGGTCCAGCCCTCGACGTGCATCAGGTGGAGTCTGTCGCTTGTGTTCTCCAGGGTGCAGCTTGCCCAGTGGTTGCTTAGTGCATAAACACGCAGGGCTGGAGGCCCTCCTATGTATTCGTAAACTCCGGTTTGAACCTCTTGGATGCAGCTGACGCCATTGATCGTGTCCTCCCGCCCCCATGTGACGGGAGGAATCAGGATCTCTGCATCATCAGGTGGAACAGGTGGTGGCAAGTGCGCCTCTGCTGGTCTGGTGGTTAAATAAAAAATAACCCCCGCCAGCATGGTTGATGCAACAAGAAATGCGACGATCCTTTTCATTTCTCCTCCCTCAAGAACGATATGGCGGTTTGGTAGTGGGATCGGGTGACTCGGACAGCGAGCCCCTGATCCAGAAGCCTCATGGTCTCTCCTTCCTCAAGATCGTCAACCTGCCTGAGAACCGCGGGGATGCAATATGCGATTTCGTTCCAGGGTATTTGTGTTACGTTGTCAACGATCAGCCTTCGCGTGTTAGTGTTCATCGTCGGCCTCCTGGATGGCTTTATCATGCCAGTATTTCGCTTTAGCAAACAAAACTTGCTTGTCTGCTTTCAAGTGTTCGTTTTCCTCCCGCAGCCGCTCGACATCGCTCGCCAAATCGTTGTTCGCTCTAGCCAAGGATTCCAAGTCAATCAGGCATTCGCGACGCTCGTCCCCTATCCACTCCCTAACTTCGTCTTCGGTGGGCGCTTTCTCCGCGATCAACTCCAAAGCCCAACCTACGCGCTCGTCAGGTCCATCCCCAATGCGCTCCGGTGGTTCCGGCAATCGCATCAGCGCCTCGTGCATTTCCTTGCAGTACGGGCAGTTCGGGTCCATAAGGCTCCTCCGTAGAATCAACAACCCTGGTCTCGAGCCACACTGCCCCGAAGACCAGGGTCGCAATCAGGATCGCTGCAAGCAGCAAAATCAGGTAATCGGTCCAGGTGTTTTCAAGTATCCACCTCATCGCTGTCATCCTCCAGGTATTCCAGCACGAGCGGGTGATCGGGCCAGACGTCGCAGGCTTTTTCCATCATGCTACCGAAAACCTCCAGCATGTGTTCGGGGGACACAAAGATCATGCCAATGCTTTGCGGTCCGATTCCAATGTGGCTCGTGTCGATGATCGCCTTCACATGATCCGCGTGCGCCTCGAATGTCATTTGTGAATTTCCTGCGAAGAACGGTGCTCTAGCCATGCTGCCTCCTATATGTTGGTTGGGGGCCAGTGTTGAACAGGCTCCCTCCAGTAATCTCGATAATTTCCGAGCGGTACGGATTTACAGGCGGTTGGGATCGAGCAATTGATGATCGAGACACCTTGTTCGTTTGCCCACTCCACGAAACTTCCCGCCTCAATGCACCAAGATTTCATCCACAAGCCCTCTTGATCGTCATAGTAGTGAGGAATATGACTCCTTCCTCCTGATCGAAGGTCGTCTTTCGATGCCGGTTTTTTTGCATGGGTGCAATCGAATCCGACCCAAAGTATGCGCTTTGCCCCCATGTAGATCGCAAGGTGCGAAGCAAACAGAATCGATGTCCCATAGCGTACGCCTTGCTGCTCTCCACGCGCCCATGACATCTTAGGGATCTTTACATCGAACACCAAGGGGATCACCGTTCCGTCATCGGACAACCAGCCCTCGCTCTTAGCTTTCTCGTATCCCCAGGGTGACACAAACTTGGGTATGCCTTGCAGGATGTCCAGGGTCATGTTCTCCATACAAGGCGGGTCCAGCGCGCACCAGTAGCTCGGTCGTAGCCATGGCGTCCAGTGGTGAAAGTAATTGATCGTGAAGTTTGGGTACGCTTCGAGAAAGGCGAAGGGAATGTTCTTGAGTCCTGGCCCGTTACCCGCTATCACGACTGTCTGACCCGCCAGGGTCGACTCGAATTCCTGTAGATTCATATCCTCTTATCGCCTCTCTCACTTGTCCCATGCTCCAGAATGCGCCGCACCTGCGACACCGGAAACCTGAGACAACAAAAGCAAGATGCTTTTCCGTGAACTCGCCCTTTAACTCAGGAATCATCGCTTGGTCGGGGTGATTACAGATCAGCTTTGCCATTTTCACTGTCCTTGCTCTCAACCTCGATCTGCACGAACAGATTGGGGATGAAGATTGTTTTGCCGACCGCAAATCCGAACTCCACCTGAAACATTTTTATGCCGTCCTTGGTGAGGAATACTTTGATCGTGTCTTCGGTGGCCCTCAGAATTTGCAGACCGTTGCACTCAACCTCGCTGCCCAACATCCCCTTATCGAGCAAGTCTTGTGACACTTCAGTCAGAGTCATTCTTGGTGTTTCGCTCATTCAATATGCTCCCTTCGAGTTCAGGGTGCGCTCGCAGTTTTTACAAAACCGCAAGCCCAAACCCTTAAGATAATCCCTGTCATATTCGTAATGCAGGTTCAGCGGTCTGGTTCTGCCGCACTCGGTTTTCTCATTGTCGCGCATTGGATGCGCGCACACGCCGTTCATGTATGCGATGAATGGTCCCCGATGGTAATGCGCGACGTTTTCAGGGGCAGACTGTTGTTCCATGATTGCATGTGCTCCAGTCCGTAGATGCGGATCATGCGCTTCAAGAACCATTCTCGAAACGCGGTACTGTGCCCGTACTTGTGGTGAAACGTGCTGCACACCAGCGAGCAGTTTTCGGGGCAATAAAACTTCAGTTGGTCATCGAAGTCCAGCTTTTCGAAACGCCTGCGCGGGTACAGGACCTCATTCAAGTCGATTTTGCCCGCGCAGTAATGATCGTGCATGTGAGTCATTTCGCACGGAACGTTATCCTTCCCTGCGCGCCTTCTATCGTGCAGCAAATACATGGCAACGTCAAAGCGATGGTTGGAAAGAATCTCCCGCAGTTCGGAATTCATTTGCCGGTTTCCTCGATCCTGCATAGGGGGTTGCAATAAATCTGGTTCCAGTTGATTTTGAAGAACGGCTCACCACAGTGCGGACAGATCTCAGACTCGCCGCGCAGGATCGATCCATCATCAACGGTCCCTGGAAAAACATACACAGTTACGGGAACCATCGCCCCCTTTATTGGGTGTCCGCTCTGCTTCTGGTCCCAAACTGCATAGAGCGCCTTGTAAAGCAATCCGTCTGGAGATATTTCACACCAGCCACTTGCCGCGTTTTCGATGTAGCTTTGGTGAAACGATAGACGATTCACACGCTTTGCAAGCGCATCTGCAACCCTGCGTTTTGTGCGCGCTGTCGGGTTGCTTCCTAGAAGGTCGTGGAGTGTTTTCACGGGGTCAAACGGGGAGCGCTTAGAATCGCTCTCGTAGCCTCCTGGGGTGGTTTCTTGTTTTGTGGTTGTATCAGTCATGTTAGCGCTCGATTCGTCTATTAGGTCCTATTAGGGGTCGTCCTGGTCGTCCTGATCGTGCTCGCGCTTGATGTAGTCCACAAAAAGCCTCATCCAGCTGATAGCGGTCCCGTCGTCGAGTTGCTTGAATGTGATTCGAAACACGGTCCAGCCAAGCAATTCCGCAAGGTTGTATTTGTCCACGTCGGAGTGATAGCGGTTCCACCTGGAGTGTCCTTTGCCCTCATACTCGATGCAGATCAAGAGGTCGGGCCACGCGAAGTCCATACTGAAATCGCGCGTCGGGTGAAAATGGTGCTCCCTTGTCCAAGGTGGCGCGATCATGCCCGCGAGAACATTGTCGATCCAAAGCTCGCCTTTGCTAATCTTTGCCACTTGTCCTCCGGTTTACTCCCTCGATCCCCTGTTCGATCATCTTCAAGCCGCGTTGGATCATCGCTCTTTCGGGCCAGTCGGGGATTTTCTGGAATACCTGCACGGCGCTGTTGTAGCGCTCCGTTAACATTTCAAGCATGATCTTCTCGAACGGTTTCCTGGTCTGGTTCTGAGACTTTTCAATGATCTCGCGCTCGACCCTGGTGTATTCGTCGAGGTCTTCCACGGTCCAGTCTTGCCTTACGCACTTCGAGAGAAGATGCCGGCGGCGATCAGGTTGAAGTTTTGCGATCACGCTGTGGTGAGAAAAGGACGGGGGCCACATGCGCTCCTGGTACGCGTACTGATTGCAAACCCATGCGTAGTTTTGGATCGTCTTGATTCGAACGTTGCGAGCGGTGAAAACCTGTGTTGGATCCTGGTCCTTCTTGAACGCCATCAGTCCAAATCGATAAGCGTCCCCGATAGACCACTGCGACGCGTTGTGATGAGTAATCAGGGCGTTCACGTCGTCGTCATAGGTCTGCCAATCGATGCTGCGCGTTGTTATCCACAGTCCTACGGGAGTGACCCTTGCCCAACTGAAGCTGAAAAGCTCCTGTGTTGCAACCTGATAGTGCTCGTCTGTATCCCAGGGCAGAGCCGGTGCTTCCAGTCTTACGTTTAGTTCTGCCACCACAATTCTCCTTGTCTGTCTTGAGGCGCTTCAACCTCAGGGTTGTAAGGTTCTTCTTCCTTGTCGATGTCAAACTCCCCCTGTTCGTCGGGCTTGCACACGGGACACGGGAGTCGAAACAGTTTCCCCTTGACTGTTCGTAGATTGCCGTGGGCGTCCGACATGGTTATTGAGCGAATGTGATCGATTTCGAGGGACAAGACCTTTACCGCAAAGAGCGAGCCTGTCAGATCCTTGCAGTTGTGGCAGGTCCCTTTTCCGTAGCCATCTCCAGCCACGGGATAGACCTTGCCTTCCTCCAGCTGGTCCACGCGCTCATAATCGTGAACATCAATCGGGTAGCGCACTCCGGTCTCCTCCATTGGTGATCCTCCTGTTGCTGCCTGCGTTCAGCTTCTTCGATAACGCGGCGATTAGCTTGGGCGGCGCGGTCGCCTTTTCTTCCCTATATCGGGAAGCTCGCGCTGTGTAATGATCTATGAATCTTGCCCGATCTGCAACGGTCATAGATCCTTGTGCGATGTGCCTCCAACCGCCTATATCTTTGACGCACTGCATGATGATCGGGTGCAGCTTTGCTTCTGCTCGAATGATCGCGTCACCAGCGCCGTATGATATAGCGGACAGAACCATTCCCCACGCCTCATAGGGGTCGGGCAATCGCTTGACCTCGATGTGAAACTCCGACGCCGCCTCTCGCAGCGCATGGATCGTGGGGAAAAATTCGCTTCTTGAGATAGCAAGTCCAGCAGCAGCGGAGAAAACTTCTGCCGGTAAGTCGTTGAGCATGGTGTAGTAAACATCCCAGGTCTGATCGGGGATTTCCTTGTGAGGGTAAGCGGAAGCCATAAAAGCAAAGGTTTTTGCAAACTCCTCCGGTGTCATCAGAGCACCCCGTTCAATAGCAGGCACATCACGTATAGCCATGCGCTAAACATGATGAACCCAACCATTTGTGCCGCTGTCCAACGCATAGGATCCTTGTTCATGGCCTCTCCTCTTGCATGTGTCGCTTGAGAAATTCCCTTCCCCCCTGGAAGCCCTTGGGTTCACCGGACCTTCTCAGCGTGCCGCGCTTCGCTTTTGCAGCGATAGACTTCGCGACTTCCAGAATCGATTGAGGCGCAGAAATTGTCAGACCCTCGCGGTCCATCTGATCTACGGCCATGTCGATCAGCATTTTTGTTTCTGGAATGTCCCATTCGCAAACATCAAGTAGCTCTCTTATGGGTTGCCACCAGCGCACTGCTGCGGCGCGTCTCTCCTTTGCTGTTCCTGCTTTGGGGGGGGCGAGCTTATGGGGAAAACAGAAATGCTCCTCGATGACCTTGCGAATTTTGTCTTCTTCGTTTTTGCTGCGAGCCCCGTTTTCCGAGCCGTGCGAGGAAGTGATCTTTTCAGTCTTTGGTGATTCAGTCTTTGGTGATTCAGTCTTTAATACATCCCGCGGTTTTCCAGACCTGGATGATCCAGCCGTGGATAATCGCGGTATGGAGCCATCGTCTTCACCATACCGCGATTTTTGCGGTGTGGTTTCAGGCTCTTTCATGGGTCGTTCGTGCACCGTTTTTTCCCATCGATAGGTTCCATCTTCCGTGCGGTACTTGGTGCGGGTGATGTATCCGTGCTCCTCCAGGGTTTTCAGAATTCGCAATACTTTGTATTCGCCTGCGCTGGTCTGGTTTATGAGGTCGTTCGTGTTCAGGGTCCAATCGTCGGGTTTGCTCAATAGATACGCCATCGCACCCCTGCATTCCCAATCGAGGTTTTTGTCGTTGATGGATGTGTTGTCGATGATCGAGAAGTTGCCGGTTTTCTTTACTCTGATAATGCTCATGTGTCCTCCTAATGCAAAGCTGCCTTTCCGGTAACTTGTAGCTGTCGCGTTCCCCTCTGGAGAAGGGGAGCTACAAGCTACCGAAAAGGCAGCGCTCTCCAGATTTCCGGTCGCGACAACCGTTAGGTTTCTAGGATTTTATTGTACCTTGACTTTTTCCGTTTGCGCTCGATCCGTTGTCCTTCTTTGCGGATTGCTTCTTCTGTGAGGGCAAGCGCGTTGTGACGCGTAATGGTTGTTCTACCCCAACTGTGGCGAAGCAAGCGCACCTTTGTTGCGGTCCACATGATGTCCCTTTCTCAGCAAACCAACACCGAGCGCCGGGGGCCTCTTGCAAGCATCGTTGGATTGAGCACATTGACGCGCGCAGCGGTAACTGGAGGTCAGCATGGCACGATGTCGAAAGGGGGTCGCGCGAGACCCGCGGCGCTCGGTGTTGGTTTGTGCTCAAATTGATTATATATCAGGTTCAGGCCTCGTCAACCATCTGGTCCAACATTTTAAGGTACTCCCATTCGGACAGATCTCGTCCGGCATCTTCTATCGTCTTTGCTATTTCCCGTTCCGATGTCCAGGCATCGATCTCCTCTTTGTGGAGCTTCCACTCTGGAGGGAATGCGGCGACGAAGGACCATTTGAAATCCTGGTGCAGCACGACAGCGGGGTGTACGCCCTGGTTGATGTGCTCCTTTGTGACGCGCCCCCACTTCTCATGAAAGTAGTCTGTCAGGATCGAGAGCGCGAGATCGGCCGGTCCGCTTCCTCCGTAACCCCACTCAAAACCAGTGGGGCTATGGTGCTCCACGTGCTTAAGTGGGTGTGAGTAAACGAGTCTTTTTTCGTAGTCCTCGATTACGACGATGACGTGCGGGTCAGGCAGTCTTCTGCCGCTATACGTTTTGATTGCCATTGCTTGTGCTCCCTCCGTAGTTTTTCCAGGACAGGTGAATGAAGCGAAACCGCTCGATCTGGCGGGCTGCTATTGTGTCAACGGCCTCGATGACCGTTCCGTCTGCAACCTCCCGTTCTCGAAGGATGTATTGTGCATGGGAGCGAGATCGTCGGAGGTCCTCGACGATCCACTCTTCGCCCCTAGGAAAGTGAACGAACGGGCCTGTGCTCATGGTCTGTACCGAACGTCTTCGAGCATCGGGAACGCTGCTCGAGCCACGCCTTCGACCATTTTGCACCCGTAGCTTTTGACTTCATCGAACCCCGCTTCATGACCTTGCGTGCTGGCCCCGAAGTAGCAAGCCCAGTCAAACGGGTCCCAATTGAAGATCGTTACAGATGCTATTATGTACAGACCGTAAGCGCCCTGCTGGTTGAAGTATTGATACAGGTAGCCTTTTCCGTTTCCGGTCGCGTCCAGATTCAGTATGTCGTAAAGAGCTTCATTGTGTTTTGGCACGTCTTATCTCCTGTTGTATGTCTCCATCGTGCCGCACTTCCTGCAAGTGCGCACATAAATGGTGGCTCCGGTATTGATTTGTCTGTAGGTGCTGACAACATCTGGATGGATCATGACGTTGCAGTCGTGGCATTGATGCCCTGCGATGAAACCGATCTGTCGCCTGTCCTCCTGGGTTGTTAGCGAGTTTTCCACCTGACGATAACCCTCGGATAGCGCCCACTGGAAAAGGGCATTGAAGTTTTTGAAGTGCATGTTGCCTCCTTGGAATCAAAAAGGCGCCGCCCCTGCGTCAAGCCCGTATCGTTTGCTCAGGAGGTGCTTACGGGTATGGGCTAAGTGTCACGACAGGGGTAGCGCTTGTATTATTTGCTTCGGTCCAGTAGCGCGACCAGGTTTTTCAGTTGCTCAACCAGACGCGTTAGCGCGTCTATGATTTGGGACAGTGTAAGGATAACCGCAAAGAGCATAAAACACACCCCGCCAACAACACTTACGGCAGGGACGCTCTCAAAGTACACAGCGGCTCCGAGTACGGCGATCGTAAATCCCAATGCTGCGAGTTTCATCGCACGCGCTCCGCAAGGTCGCGTTCAGCGATTCGAGCGTGGATCAGTTCACCCGCCATCACTTCCATGTTCTCGCGGGTGTCGTTGCTCTCGATGCCCCCCGCGACGTCCGTTGCGTGGTTGATGACATCGAACAGGGAAACGCGACCCTCCCTGTTCGCCTGCATCTGACACAGGTTCAACCATTGAGTGCCTGCATCAACCACGATCCCGTACTTCTTGTTCCAGCGCTCGACGATATTGCTGACGGATGTGGCTTCGATCAGGGTTGAGCGCGTTTCGAGAAATGCGGTCGCGGCTTCCTCGCTCATGTTCATGGCGTCGGCGATCATTTCATTGACCAGCAAACCAAGGTGTTGATTGCTGCGGCCACGATGCACGAGACTGTTTTGGCGCTCGGTGCGGTATCCGTAGATCAGACCGTTCATGCAATAGGATCGATAAAGCCCTGCATGGACTCGAACCTTCCCCGTTCCGATCTCGCTGTTGCTGATATAGATGGCGGGTTTCATGCCTCCAGCGCCTCCACCGTCGCCGTTCGTGATGTTTCCGTTTCGATGCTCGGTTGCACCGAAGTCGATTCCTTCCACAAGGACGTAAGTCCTCAGTTCATCCCCCACCTGTGGTCGCCACACCCTCACGTCGATCCCCGCTCTGGTTATCGCGTCGCTGATCGCATCAACAAAGTCGATGTGATTGTAAACGCCATAGCGATTTGAAAGAACAGCGCGCGTGATTTCGCCGGACGGTGTAATGCGATTTCGTAGTAGAAAGCGCTTGTCGTAGTGCGCCAGCTTCCAGTTTACGATCTCGCCTCGAAGCTCGTCTGGGCAGCGACCTTCGTCCCTGGCCCACCCTGCGGGGATGTCGAGCCTCCCGCAAAGCTGGTTGAAGGCGTGATCGTTAAGATGCGTCTGACGAAAAACGTTCCCTTGCGCCTGCTCACCGATGATCTGGTCCACAAAGAAATTGCTTGTGTATTCCAGTGCGTGAGGGGAGCAAGTGTCGTCATAACAGGTCTCGTGCCAGTCCTGCACCTGTTCCTTCAGGTCTTTCAGGGTTGTAAAGTGATTTCGTGCCATGATAGTGCGCCTCCTTGTGTTGTGGGGTGTGCTCATTCCCCGTCGGAAAAAACGCTATTGATCTTCTCAAACACGTACGCCGTCAGATCTCCTTTCTCCAGGTTTACTTTTCTAAGGGCACGGGACATTGCCATGCGAACAGAGTTGTGTTTGATGTCGATCTGATTCGCGATGTACTTGTTGTCCTTCCCCATAGCCGACAGCTTGAGGATAAGAAGCTCGCGCCTGCTCAAGGTGTACTTGTACTCGCGGAACGGCTCGTCAAGAATTCTCCTCAATTCGAGTAGGGTCAGGTCGCTTTCATCCATCGCTTTTTTGCCACGCTTTGATGGTGCGCTCTCCAAAGCGTTTGTTCACGCTCTGGTTGTCGTGGTTCTCTCGCGCCCAGGATGTCGTCGCTTCCTTCGCTGCACTTTCGGATGTCTTGTGCTCCGGTCGAACCGTGTTGTAGATTTCCAGCCAATCGCTGATCCACTTCCAGGGATCATCTTCGCGGAACGGTGACTTGTTGAGTCTTCCCTCGATTTGCTGAGGCGGGGCGTCGGCGAGTTCCTTGAAGTTTTCCCTGATCTTCGTGACGATTTCGTTTCCCCAGGTGCGAGAGCTTGTTGGCTTGATCTCTCGCGGTTGCTCGTTATCCCAGGGGTTTGCGTCGGGCCACAGTTCGCTTGCTGCATCGGAGACTACCTTTTTTCTGGCCTCAGCGGTCTCCTCGTCTTCGATTTCTGCCTCCTTCTCGACCTCGCGCCACTGCGCTTCGGGGATGTACTCCTCGATGGTTTCACCCTTGAAGGAGCCACCAAGCGGAAGATCGAACATCTGCTTGATCGCCATCATGTAAGCGCGCTTCTGTGTTCGCTCGACGTGAGTCATTTTGTTACTTGAGTCACGGTCGAGGTTTGCCATTTCCTCTTTGGTGAGAATTCCGAGACCAAATACGAACGGCGGTTCCGCTCCCAAGCGTCCGAGTCCAATCTCAAGACCCTGTTTGCGCGCTTCGACCACGCTGTCCACCGCCATCTTCCAGGTCTGTACGGTTTTGTGGTCGTAGATTGCGCACTCCCAGGCCATAGCACCTTCGGGCACACCCAGGGTGTCACGGCGATCCTTGTCCGTGACCTGCGTGTATTCGGGCCAGAAGTGCGTTCCGCGTTCCTGGGCTTGCTGGTGAGCGTGTCGCAGCAGGCCTCGTCGTCCAGGCATGATCTGGAATTTTCTTTCACCGTGCTTGGTGACGTACACCCAGGCCCAAATCTCCCCGTTGAATGGGTTCAGTTGGGTCGCTGCGCTGATCTGCGCTAGGTGCGCGGCCTCCGACGCTTTCATCTTGTGCTTGCCCGTGTCCAGCTGCATGATCCTGCGCGTCATTTCGTGCAGGGCCTTGGATGGACCATAGGGGACAAGCGGGTGGAGCCACTCGTTTGCGGACTTAACAATCTGCTTGTTAACGTCCACGCCCAAGCTCTCCTCGAACACGGATTCGTCTGTCATTTGTAGTACCTCCTGTGTGCTAGGGGTCGATCCGAATTGATCGCCCACGACCGCACCCTACGTTGTAAGGTGCGGAACGTCGAAGATCAATTTATAGCGACCAGTCCTTCGACGACTTGTATCGCCCTGCGACATAGGTCATGCCGCAGTCGGTTACGAATGTCACTTCACCGTCGGTGTCTCCAACCGGCTCCGATAATGTGCGCTCGCACTCCACGTTGAACAGATCGAGAAATTCTTGCGTACCCTTAAGGTCGGTGATGCGCGCTTTGCAAGCTCTGTGATTTGGGCACTCCCCCTCGAACAGCACGGGGATGGGGTTGCTCATTTGCGGCCTCCTTTCACGGGCCAGTTGGGGTGATAGACCTTGATGGTTTCACCTTCAGGATGCGAGTCCTCCGGTCGCGCTACGCGGACGAAGGATTTCAGTTTGGGCCAAGCTCGGAATACCGCTTCATCTGCTATCTGCGGATCGCCTGTCAGTTGATAGCGCAGCGTCCACAGTTTTACTAGCGCGTCATGGTCGGGCGTACTCACTTCGTTTCGTCCTTCCAGCCGCACTTCTCGCAGCGCTCAGAGGGGGGGTCTAAATCCTCGCCGCACTCCGGGCAAATCCCATTTTCCAGACAGACGCACATTTCCAGCAAACGTTCGTATGCGACGGTCGATCCCCAGGGGTGCGCCTGGGATGTTTCTATCCAGCCTCTTCCCATGCAGTATTCGCACATCATTGTTGCTCCCTCTCTGCCCATCTCACGCGGTCTATCAGCAGCATGGGACACCACTGATTGAGTTTCGCCCACTCCCTTAGCGCCCTGAGTTCTAATTCTGTAACTTCTATGGGCGTGCAACCGGAGGATGGTTTTTCGTTGAAGCTCGCTGTTCCATCGTAGTAATTGTGTACGTCAACATATATCGTCGGCATGTTATCCCCTTTCTCTATGGCTCATCCTTGATGAACAGCATGTTTTCGCTGTCCTTGATTTTGTATAGCACTCCAGGAATGTCGTAGGTCATTCTGAAAAACTCACACTGCACGGCGTGAACCCTACCGTCCTCGTGATGACGCGCCAGCTTCAATTGAATGGGCCAAGCGGTGATTTTCAGATCGCTCAACAGAAAACCACCAGACACATTGATGTCCCTGGCGTCCACCTCGACGATTCCGTTTTCGTTTGGTTCAACGTCTGGCTTATGCACATACACTTCGGGCATTTCACGATCTCCTTTCACCTGTTTGTGGATTTGTCACAGAACGCGCCAGGATTGAATCTAAGCGATTCGGTGATGGATCACCCGTTACCCACAGAAAAACCGCTATTAGGTCCCATTATGCGCTCTCTAGTGGTTCCCTGACATAAATTGTGCACTGAATTCCACGACCGAGAGCACAAAGGACAACTGATGCAGGTTCATGACGCCGTTTTCGTCGTCGCTGACATAGGGTTTGAGGCGCACATGAAGTGCATAGGCGGGTGAGGTCGGGATAGCGGGTCCGTGCTTGGTCTCTTTGTCGCCCCATACCAGCAGGAAAAACAGGAAGAATAGTGGTTCAACTTGCCAGCGGTCGAATTCATGCAGCACGTCGAGTGCGGCTGCTGATGCTAGGTCTTCGCGCTCCTCTTCGTTTCTGGCAAACTGGATGCGGTGCGCGTGCTCTCTGGTGATGGGGTCGAGTCGTTTGCGCAGTTGTCGCGCGCGGTCGATCATCAAAATGTTTTTGTGTGGCATTCGATTTGTCCTTTCGTGTGTACCTACCCCCACCTACCCTACCCCCCCTGCCAGCCATCTGTGGGGTTGCGGTGCGTTAAGGCTGTGGTGGGCTGTGGGCTGTACCTACCCCCTATCTACCCACCCTACCCACCCACCCTACCCCCTGCCGTTTTTCGCGAGGGCGGCTGTGGGCTGTGTGGCGGCTGTGGGCTGTGTGGCTGTGCGCTTTTCCCGATATAGGGAAAATTGCCGGAGCCGTGCCGGTGGGCGAACTCCGTGCCGGTGGGCGAGGGTTTTGAGCGTCGCCAAGGGCAAGCAGCCAGGGATCGGGGCGCGCTTCACCCTTCTCCCTGGCTACACTTTCCTGGGTGCACTAATGGTCGATCCAGCCGGTCGTGTCTTTGCCCTGTCGGTCGAGCAGCTTATAGATGCGGTTTTGGGCGTAGTTCGGGGGCAACCAGTGACCGTTTTCGCACAGGCAGGATGCTACGGCGATGTCGGATAGCGTGATCTCGTTGTAGCGCCCTTCCGTGTGCTTGACGTAGAGGTCGTTGGCCCACTTCGAGACCTGTGGCGACGATTTTTCATAGTGGACGACGATTCGCCCGAAAAAATACTCGACCTCGCTGAAAAACTGGATGGCGTTCATCGATCGCCGTCCTTTCCGTACCATGTGGCCTCGACCCACTCAAGCGTGCCCGGAATCTGTCGTTCGTTTCTGATGTCCGCGCCATAGGATGCGAAGATAAAGCGGGTGAGGTTTCGGCGTGACGGGTTGATGTATGTCTTTTGCCTTGGATGGGCGTTAACATAGACGTTCTGCTGCCCGTTGAATTCGTTCAGGTCGATCAGGCAGGTCTTTGGATAGTATTTGCCCATGTCAGAACCCCAAACCTCTCGCTTTGAGCGACACGAAGCGCCCTTTGCCGATGATGATGTGGTCGAGCAACTGGATTCCAAGCAACCTTCCGGCATCAGCGATTTCTGCGGTCACGCCCACGTCTTCTGGGCTTGGACTTGGGTCGCCGCTTGGGTGGTTGTGAACCACGATGATCGCGGCGGCGTTCTTGATGATCGCGTCTCGAAACACCTCGGCGATGCGCACCATGTTGCTGTTGAGTGTGCCTTTGTAAAGCTCCACGATCTCGATGACGCCGTTGCGAGAGTCCAGTATGGCGACGCGAAAGTGTTCCTGTTGAAGCGCCGACATTTCGTAAAGCAGCAGCGCTGCAACGCTTTCGGGCGCATCGAATCTCACGCGGTTCGGCTGGTCCTCTGCGACCTCTCGAAGAACGCCCATAAGACCACCGAGATCGCCATTGCATATCATGGTTGCGACCTCCTGGGCATTGTCCTTGTAGGACATTGTGCACCTCCTGTGTGCCTAATTAGGGTCGGATCACCCTCGGACAGGGCGCTGCCAGCGAACAGCGCCCTGCTGCGACGGAGATCGACCTATCTCCTACCGTTTTGCCAGGGCATAATCAGCGCCCTGCGTTTGTGCGTGGTGAACTCTTTGGCGCCTTCCAGAACGTAGGCCCTGTTCTTGCGGGTCTGCTTGATGGCGACGAAGCGGAGACCCTTTCCGATGTCGGCGAAGAAGGCCGGGTCGATGTCGAAGCTCTCGATGGGGATGGGCGACCCTTCTTGGTGGTACTCCCACAGGCCGTCGATGTCAGGGTATTGGCCCTCGTAGGGGCGAAGGGTGATGGTCCCGTTGTTCAGGTGGCTATGAACCAGTTGGTACAGGCCCGGTTCCACTTTGAGATCGACTTCGTTGAGGTCGGCGCGGTGTGCTCTAATACCGTCACTGGCGTCGAGCGTTGCGCCCGTCCAGCGGATCGCGGACAACACGGATTCGTTGTCCTTTTTCTTGGTGGCGAGGGCGACCCATCGCGCGGTCTCGATGACCTTTTTCTCGGCATTGATGGTCGTTTCGTTCACGATTGCACCTCCTGAGTGCTTTTTGTTGGGGGCGAATTCCCCAGGGACGCCCTGGAACCTGCGCTCCAGGGCGTGACCTTGAAAATTCGCTACCATCCTGGCGGGGACCAAAGCTCGCTTTCGAAGGCGCTCTTGAGTACCCGTCGCCATGCTTTACCGTACCTTCGGCAACACACGCAGACACAGTTCTGGCTATAGGGGTGGTTCTCCAGTTCCGGCTTGTACCAAGTGGCGACGATCCAGGTTCGCCCCATGTCTTCGTATGTGTCCTTGTAGGTGGCGCTGTCCACCAGTTTTTGCAGTCGCTTCATGCTCGATGGCGTTGGGTTTTCGTGCACCCGATAGTCGCCCCCGATTCTGCTGTTGGGATAGACATAAACGGCGCGTTCGTCCTGGTATAGCCCCGCAACCACTGTCTTAGTCATCGCCCTTCTCCAGTAGCCGGTCGAGGTATTCCGACGCCGCTTCTAGGTTTCCTTCGAGCGTGCCTTGGGACTCCATGTCCTCAAACTCGCGTTCGGCCATAGCGATATTGCGCTTGGCCTCGTCGTAGGAGAAGCCCATATCGATCAAGTTGAGTATCGATATGTACTGCCAGCATCTGTCGCTCATGACGCCCTCCGTGTTTCGGAGTGGTCGTCGTTGACGCCCGTTGCTTCGTCGAGGAGCGCCGATTCATCGTCCAGGCCATCGAAGAAACCACCGTACTCGGCGTCTTCGAGCATGACAGCTGCGCCGTCCAGGTCATCCCCAAGAAGATCCATAAGGATGCCGGAAAGCTCTGCTCGAATCGGGTTGCCAGTCTGGTTGCACTTGAACCCAATGCCCGTACAACCCTTGGAGTAAAACGCGTCCTTGGCCTCCTTGAAGGTCATGCCGGGTATGTCGTGGAGTTCGTCAAGCCCTAGCGGTTCGCCGCAGCGCCTACAATAGATGTCCATTTGTGCACCTCCTGAGTGCTTGGGCCGTATTGCCCAGGGGTGCGCAGGAACCTACCCTACCCAGGTAGGCTCCTGCGCACAGTCTGGATCATACGACGACGACGGCTATGCAGTTTCGGCTGTGGGCTGTGGAGCGAAGTTGTCCTGCCAGCGCTTGCTTTCGGGCTTTGACCACCCTGGCGTTTCCTTTACCCGCCGAACAGGGCGACTCGACATGATGAATCGTTCAAGCTCATCCATGTTGTTGTTGGCGAAGACCTTGGTGATGAGGTCCTTCGCCTGTTCCTCGGTTCGGGCGATCACGGTTTCCCAATGACGCACACTGCCTTCCACCTTGTCTTTGTCAACCATCCAGCCTGGGTACTCATTCGGCGGGAAGTCGAGGTAGGTGGAGATCGGCGTGAGGCCGTTGGTCCGGCCGTCGTTGACGACCTCGGTGGCGATGTCTTCAAGCCTGTTGCACAACTCGATGGGCGTCGGGGTGCTGTTTTCTTCTTTCGGCATGACCCGATACACCACGGCGGTCGCGTCTTTCCATTCCTGGCGGGTGCTGCTTTCGCTAGGCTCGATGCTCATGCCGTACCAGTGGGTCGCTTCGCTGTCGGTCTGCCACCGAAAGGTGACAACGGGCCGAAAGTACGGGCTGCTGTTCCAGTGAACCAGCGAAATGTCACGCCAGATCCGAACAAAGCCGATTGTGTAACGGCCCTCATGACGAATCCAGGTATCGAAGGCGAGCTTGGTCTTGATAGCCATTTTTCCGTTCAACACGTTGCACCTCCTGAGTGCGGTTGTTGGGGCTGGATTGCCCCCGCACGCCCCCTTCCCGATATAGGGAAAGGGGCGCTCCGGCGATCATCCAGCTTTTATCCTAAGTCCGGCGTCCAGTCCTTCGCCAAGCAGGGTATTGATTATTCTGCCTGACGCTCTCTCAACGATAGCGAAATCGTTCATGCCCCAGGGGACCAGCCGGTATCTCTGTCGAAATACCCGCTGGCCCTTCTGTCCGATACGCCGGTAGTGTTCCACACCATATCGTTGCAGGGTGGCGATACCCCCCAACCTACCCCGTTCTGCCGGTGTCATCGGTCTGTCGCTCATGCAGGCTGCACCTCCCTCGCAAGGGCTGTGTAGATGCGACCCAAGCGCTTGTGCCCGCACGGGGTTTCGCCGCTGAACCAGTCGTTGTGAAACTGGAGAACGGCGACTGCACCTTCGCGTTGCGCCTTCGTCATTTGGGAGATGGCGTCCCGAAGCTGCTGTTCTGCTTGCTTGGCGTTATCGTCCCATTCCTGCGCGTTGAACTGTGCCATGATGTGCACCTCCTGTGTTCTAAGGCCCGGATTGGCCTCCCTCCGCGTTGGAGCACGCGCTCCAACGCGGAAGGCGATCAATCAGAGATTCCAGACATTGGGCGAGTCCGTGAAAGCGACCAGGAGTTTCAGGTCGCCCACCTCGTTTCCGATAGCCTGGATGGTTCGATTGACAAACGTTTCCTGCGATGGCGTCAGGTCGTACCCCTTGATGGCGTGTACCTGACGTTGCGCCTGTTCGAGCGTTTGGACTGCAAGCTCGATGCGCCCGACTGCTGCTTGGAATTCCTCTTTCGCTGCCATGATGTCAGAGTCCAGTCCCGATCCAGGGCCGCTTGGAAGCTGCTGCCCTGATCGCTTTGGTTGTTTCTTCGATGGCGGTGTCGAGGTGGAGGATGACATCCTGGTACAGGCTATACAGGTCTTCACGGCTCACGTCGTCGTTCTCGATCAGCCATGTAAGGTCTTCTTCCATGCCTGCGTGTGCAGACTGGAGGTACTGTCGAGCGGCGACCATCTTTGCGCTGTACTTTGCGAGGTTGGCCTTGACAGTCATGGCGTCACCCCCGCTTCCAGGGGTTCTTGAACGGCGTGTTGCTTTCGAAGCGTCGCCTGTCCCTGTCAAACTCGTTCACGTAGTCGCCACGGGCGTTCATCAGGTCTTCCACAGAGCAGCCACCCTGTTTCACGAACGCCATCGCGTCACAGTCTTCCTCCAGATAGGCGTAGTTCCTATCGTAGAAGCTGTACGCCGTGAAGGTCATGCCCTCAACGGCTTCGATGGGTACGGACAGCCATGCGTGACCAGGATCCTGGATCCAACGAACGTCTTTTGTTGCCATGTTGCACCTCCTGAGTGCGAATGTGATAGGTCTGGATTGACCTACCCATTCAGCCTTGCAAGTACCCTACCCTGCAAGGCTGAGGGGGCTTTCAATCCTGTGCTTGGGCCATGCGAGCGATCACCGGCTGTGCGGTGTCGAGAACCCATGCGATCTCGGCGGCTACTTCGTTGAGAACCAGCGATTCGAGGTAACAGGCGACCCGATGCTTGCAGATCACCCCTTCGGCGCTGCGGTACACGCTGTCCGGGCATTCGCAGGTTTCAATGGACGCGTTGTACTGCGATCGCCAGCTTTGGTCGTCTTGCATTAGATACCCCAAAGCGGCGCGCAGTCGTTTGTCATCGAGGAAACCCTTGCGCCGTTCGATATTGAAGTAGCCCATCAAGATCGACAGATGAAGCGGATTGTGCCTGTCGATCACGGTGCACCTCCCTGGCGAGGGGATACCCTACCCGAAGGATACCCCCTTCGCCCTTCCACCCTGGGTCAGCCGGTGGGCTGTGTGACCCTGGGCTGTGCGGCTGTGTACCCTACCCTACCCTACCCGCTGCCTTTTGAGCTTTCGAGGCGCATAGGCTGTGGGCGGCTGTATTACGGCTGTGCGGCTGTGCAAAGATCGCGCGACGCCGCCGAGCGCCGGGCTCGCCCAGCGAGTGGTTAGGCGGGTGCCGGAGCCATGCGCATAGTCGAAATGCCCAGGGCAAACCTGGGCGCGCGGATAGGGCCGAGTGCAAGGTCATTTAACGACCTTGCACCATGCGCGACCGCGTTGGTCGCGCATGGTGCAAGATTCAGGAGCACGCGCGGTCGCGCGTGCTCCTGCTAGTGCACTCCTGATTTTACTTGTCGCGTTTTGTCGCTATGACCTGATTGCGCAGTACAATCGCGTTCTCAGGATATTCGACTGAATCGAGAGATTCGATAAACTGCGCAATCTCGCTAGCCGCGCGCTTAAATGGTCGCGTGCGGATTGCAACAACACCCGCGTTTTCGTGCTCCGCGTCGCGCGGTGCGCGCGCTTGCAATTCGCGTGCAAGTTTTGCAAGGGTTGTTTTGTTGGATGCAAGGTCACAGTAAAAATACTTGCTTGACTCGCGGATTGACTCGCGGATTGCATCCGCGACCTTCGCGCCGATTTTAGTGCTTGCAATCGAATCGAGCATAGATTCGACGTGCGGGCGCGTGTTGCTAGCAAAGTACAATCTTAAATACGCTTCGTTCTTAGCCATGATCTTATGACCTCCTGAGTCATACAATCGCGAATCCGGATTGACTCGCGTGCTCCGCGTTGCAATCACTTGCAACGCGGAACACGTGATTCAATTTATAGAACAAATAGCATATGGAATGCATCCGCGAATAAAACCTACAATAAACGACCCGTCTTCAAATAGCATATAACCGGCCGATTGCACAAATATTGCAAGGTCGAAAACGCGGATTATCAGGAGCACGATTAATAACATGGTCACATTCCCGCGGCGATTGCGTTAATCGCGTTGGTCGCGATTGCAATCACGTCGAATCCCAAACGCGATGCAATCCATAACGCGCCAGCGAAAACGAATAGAACGTAAAAGGTCGAAAACGTTCCAGCGCTGATTCTCATCTCAGAAGACCTCCTGCAATGTCACGCGTGACGGATTCACGCGTTTTAAAGCTTGCAAGTGTAAGATGACCTTGCAAGCTTTAAAACGCGTAGAAACGTTTTCAGACGTTTCTACGCGCGTGTTTTCAGAAGGTGCACTCAGGAGATTCGTATTTCAGCGCGACCGCGCGACCTTGACAGTCTGGCCTACACCACGGAAACCGTTTCTACTCCGCGCGTTCATAGTCTCGCGCATCATGTTTTGATGCACTCCCAATTTGTGCGCGCGTCCGTCAAACGTACCGCGCCGGTGTAGGATGCTGCTAGGGTTCTATTCGCGTTTCGGAAACTTTCGGAAATGATTGCGACGCGACCGCGGATTCGTCCTTCAACGCGTGGTCGCGGGATAGTCGCACTATCCTGGTCGCGCCGTTCGCGTGTCTGTCATCTCTGGTCGCACGGTATAGTGATACCCTTATGGAGAGGGGTCGTTTCCGCGCCTGGTTGTTAAGGTGCTCAATCCAACTTGATAATACACCATTTGTGACGTTTTGTAACATACGCTTACATTAAAGATTCTGAGCACTCGCGCGCCCACGTTTTGATGCTATGTCATAGCAGGAGCATATATCATGCTATGCGAATCACCTTATGACCTTGCACTCTCATTAATCCGCGTTCTCTCGATTCGTTTTCGCGCTTTGCTTTGCGCTCCGCGTTCCATGATTCGAATCGTGCGAATCGTTGTGGCGCGCCGCCCCCGCGCCCACGCGCCTGCTCCGCGTGGAATGCGAATCCGTGGGTTGGGCGCGCCCAGGATGACCATTAATACACTTAAATGATAGGGCCGAATCTCGCGCCGATCATTCCACGAATCCGATAATTGCAAGGTCGCGTATTTTAGGATGCAATCATGGCGCGGTAGTGATTGCGCATAGTGATTGCGCATAGTGATTGCGCATAGTCGGGCGCGCCTGTGCTTGCATGGTAGGGGGGCGCGTGGTCGCGTGGTGTAGTGATTGCGCGCGTGGTGTAGTGCTGGTACGCGCCCGCTCCTGCTATTGCATGATTGCATCGCGCGCCTTTGCTTTGCGTTTTGATTCGATTGCCTTCGCCTTTCGATTGCCTGCGCCGACTGGCGGCTGCCTTTTTGGCTCGTTGGCACAGCCGACTGGCGGCATGGGTTTTCCTCAGGGCGAGCCTTTGTGGCGCGAGCCTTCCCCTCTCCCGAAGTTTTCCAAAAAAATTTTTCTGGGCGAAAATCCGAGAAATGGGCTAAGATGTGGGGGGAAAGGAGGCAATAGGATGGGCATAAAGCGAAAGACGGCGTACAAGATGGGGATTGATGCGTTGGAAAGGGAGATGGGGAGGATCGGCGGGGATGGGTATGTGGATGCGCTGTACCCAGGTGCGTTCGTATATGCGGCGAGGATGGGGGAGGAGGTCGAGCGGATGAGGGAGGCGATTCGGATCTTGGAAAGGGAGATGGACAAAATCGTGGGGGCGTGAGAATTGCACAGGAGGTGCGAAGGTGGGCGAAACGATCATGCTCGTGCTCGGATTTTTCTTTTTCCTCGCGGGTGCGTGGTGCTACCTGAGGGCTGAGGGCTTGTACCATTTCGCACGAAGTGTGTTGAGTGAGGAGGAGGCGATTCGTTCGATGCGAGGGGGTCTTAGCGTGCGTGCGCTGGAAGCGGTGCATAAGCTGAGACAAAGGGAAAACGGGGGTGGGGGGGTTGTGGAAAACCCTGTGGACGGCTTCCTGGGGGTGCGTGATGCGCATTGACGAGGACAGGCAAACCGAGGCCGCGGGGTGTGTTGGATTGATCGTGCTTGCGAGCGCGGCGATGCTTGTGTGCGCGCTGTTGTTTGTTTGCGCGCTCATCGGTTTTTGAAATGGACGATCTTATGTGGGCAAAATTCCCGCACATTGTGACGATTTATTTTCTACTTGCGGTCGCGTTTTATGTGGTGAGCGGCGACGACCGTTATTCGATTCCGCTGCGCTGGTTCTGCGTGCTTGCGTGTTTGGTCATGCTCACGTTGGGCTTGCTGCAACTGTTCGACTGGATTGGAAACAGTCGCACCGAGCGCGGTGACGTGCGGAAGCGTACTGCGCTTCTGGATCAGAACACGATGCGGCTGGAGATCATTTCAGCGATGACTCCATCGCAGCTTGAATTTGCTCGTTGGAATACCGAGGCGATCCAGTGGGAAGTGCTACCCGCAAGCGGTGGTCCGGTCTTCAAGCTCGTTGGCTCGACAATTCCGATGAGTTTTGTCCGTGAAGTGCTGGCGGACTCGACCGCGACCCACGTTGCACCGCAGCGCAATTATTCAGAAGGCAGCACGGAGCGCGGCTGGTACAACGAGTTACTTGGTCTGATGTGCGACCGATGGGGCATGGCGAAGCGCACAACGGGTGGTCCGAAGTCCGCGACCTGGACCGTCGATTACAACCGCGTTCTGTGGCGTTTCGGAATGCTGGATGAGGAGGCCTTGTCATGAACGAAATGACAGCGGCCAGGGTTTTGTTGGCAACGAAAGCAAGCGACCCGCGCTTTGCGGTGGCGCTCAAGGTCCTTGGACCACAATCGCTCCTGCGCGTGAAGAATGCGCTCTCGAACAAACCTGGAACGCGCAGGGAGCGCCGGAAGATCGAGCAGCGTTTCGCTCGTCTTGAGCGCAAGGACCGAAGGAAGAACAAGACATGAGCAAGCTGAAAGCCGCGGAGGTTCAGGGTGGGGATCGCTTGAGCATCCTTTACGTCCGCGTCAGGGACGCTCGCCGGTGGGATCGTAACCCCAAGCTGCACGATATGGAGGCGATCAAGGACTCGATCCGCCGGTACGGTTTTCGGGACGCTCCGATTTGGGATGACACGCTCGACGCGTTGCCGGCCGGCAACGGTCGCACGCACGCGCTCTATGAAATGGAGGCCGCGGGAGAGGAGCCGCCTCTCGGTGTGTTGCTGGAGGAGGGTACAGGGTTCTGGTGTATGCCTTTGCAGGTTGGGATTAATGCGCGCTCGAAGCTGGAAGCGGAAGCATTCGGGGTCGATCACAACAACCTGACCACGGGGGGTTCCGGCCTGACTGCGCTGGAAGTAAGTTTCCTGTGGAGCGACGACTATCCAGCGTTGCTCGCAGAGTTGAAGGGTCAAGGCGACCTCCCTGTCTCGATAGACGACGACGACATGGACGCGATCAGCAAGGCAAGAAAAGCCCCAAGCCTTCAAGAGATCGAGGAGAGTCTTGAGGGGGAAGACGTGGAAGATCAGGACTTTTGGCCCACGATCCACGTCAAGGTGCGACCTGAGATTTTTCGCAGGTATCAGACCGTCATGCAGGAATTGGAAGGTCGCACGGAGGGAGAGCGCTTTGCAAGGCTACTGGAGGTCTTCGAGTGACGCATGAATACCTCAGGGACATCAAGCCACGGATCCTTTGCTCCTATCACTACTTTCGAGGGGAAAAGCTGCGATCCGACCTTAGCCGCTATTTCGGTCAATTGGACGTGGACGTTTTCGCGGACAGCGGAGCGTTTTCCGTATTTGCATCGGGAGCCACAATCCTTGTCGATGAATACGTCTTCTGGCTCAAGGAGAACGCGGACCTGATCGAGGTCTATGCGAACCTGGACGTTCACGGCGAGTCTGAGACTACGCTGCACAACCAGGAGCGCATGGAAGCGCTCGGCCTATCCCCCATTCCGGTTTATCACGCGGAACTGCCTTTGAGCGTTTTCGAGAGTTACGCGGAGCGCTACCCGTATGTGGGTGTCGGGGGCGTGGCGGGGATGAAGACGGGGGCCAGACCGTTAATGAATATGTTGTTGCAGATTTTTAAGATTGCGCAGAAACACGGAACCGGACTGCATGGTTTCGGCCTGACGTCCAGGCACGTTCTCGAAAACTTTCCGTGGAAATCGGTTGACAGTTCGAGTTGGAGCGCATCTTTTCGGTTTGGTCATGTTCCCGTTTTCCATCCACGAAGGGGGATTTTCTACGACGTTCACATCGGGAACGCCAGATCCTGTTATCGAATGAAAGAGGTGATCGAAGGTTACGGTTTTCGAGTGGAGGAGTTTGCGGACAGGGAGAAGAACGACCGCAAGCGCACAGCCACGCTTGCATCGCTTTCGTGGTGGGTTGCTGAAGGACACTACCGAAAACGGCATGGAAGCGACCTAAAGATCTACTTGAGCAACGCGAATCGAGCAGACGATTGGATTTTAATGCCTGAAGTTTTCGGAGAAGCGGCATGAAGGTTAGTGTTGGCATTGTCACCTACAAACGACCCGAATACCTGAACGTGTGTCTGGCTTCGCTTATGCCCTGTGTCTCTCAGATCGCCCAGGTAATCATCGCAACAAACGACCAGGACAACGAGAGCATAAACGACGGCACAAGGCAGCTTTTGCGAGCGCTTCAGATCGCGGGTGTCAGTGTGGAGGTTTTGGTATCGAGCAACCTTGTGCACAGCAAACTTCTGATCGGCGAGGCTTCGAAAGCGGAAGTTGTTCTGATTCTGGACGATGACGCCGTTGTCGGTGAACGCTACATGGACCTTGTTCATCATTTCGGAAGGCCCGATGTCGGCGCCGTGTCGGGTACGATACAGACACCCATTAATCCAGGTTATAAGGACTGGAGTCAGGAGCCGGTTGATTTCCCCGAAGATCTGAAGGTGTGCAACCGAATGGTTGTCGTCGATGGCGTTATTCAATGGCTCGACAAATACCAGTTTTACATGCACAAAAGTGGACCTAGCGTGATTGGAGCCGACTTCCTGGGTGGAACCGCGCTGTTTGTTCGCAGGGAGTTGGTTCAGCTTTGGGATTTGCAATCAATACGTGAGGGAGGTGACGGCGAGTGGGTTATTGAAGGTGAAGAAATAGACTTTTGTCTATCGGTTCGAAAACTTGGTTATGGTCTGATCTATGACGCCTCTCGGATTTGCTGGCACTTGTTTGCAAGGAGCGGACGGGTTCGAGGATCAAACTACGATCAGAGAATTGAAAACTGGAATTACATCCTGGGCAAGCACGGTTTTCCTCTGATCGATCACTATCCTAGCGTATGGGAAAAGGACTTACCTCCAGAATGGCAACCGAAAAGCTGATTGTACTCACGTCGGGTGGTTTGGACTCGATGATCGCCCACTATTATGCGGTCAAACAAGGTTTCGAAGACATTGAGGCGCTGTGGGTGGACCTGGGACATCCCTATGCAGCCAAGGAGCGCGTTGCGATAGGGGAACTTCCCTATGAAGTGCGAATTTTGGAGTGTAAAACGCTCCAGGACGGCCTGGGTAACATGCCTACCCTGCAAGACCAGATCATTCACGGCAGAAACTTGCTTCTGGTTACGATTGCCGCTTCGGTTGGAGCGGATCGAGTGTGGTTGAGCGCGTTGGACGGTGAAATGCACGCTTTTATGCCCGACAAAACACACGAATTCTTCTATCTCGCATCTGGACTGCTGTCTTTCGTGTTCAAAACGCGCACACAAAGAATTTTGGTCGAAACGCCCTTCGAATCTATGAGCAAAACCGAAATTGTGCGCTGGGCGCTCGAAAACGGGGTCTCAAAAGAAGCGCTTTTGAAAACTTCGTCTTGCTATCACCCTGATTTCTTCAGTTGCGGAGCGTGCGGCACTTGCTTTAAGCGTTGGGTTGCGTTCCAGAACAACGGAATCGAGGATGACAGTTATTTTGTCAATCCGTGGTCTTCCGATTACGCCGAGGAGCAGATCGGCACACTGCTGGACGCCCTGAGCAGAGGGGATTTCTCGCATTACAACCTTAAGCGGATTGAAGAAACATTCGATGCTCTTGAGAGCAGGAGAAACGGTGAATCATGGCAGAGATCCTGAAGGGCGATAGGTTTGATCTTGTTGAATTCGATTTCATCCTTGATCGCGTGTCCTATTCGCCTGAAGTTCGTGTGGAGTGTTCCATTGGAGAAAAGGTTTTCGTTGGCGAGCTTCTCATTGAGTTTGAGGGGTGCACGACCGTATTGGAGTACATGAGTTTCGAAGGATGGTTGAGAGAGGAGGTCGAGGCAAAGCCAACAACCATCGAAGAAGCGACTCGCATGATTTTTGATGAGGTCGTGCGGGCGCTTGGTGACATTCCGGTGCGCGTGCTGATGCGCGCGACGACCGCCGTACATGCTCCCGTGACCGTGGAGATCAAATCAAAATTATGGAGGCTTCGAGATGGACAGAAATACGATTCGCATGGTGGTTCTGCTCGTTGGTGGTTACGTCGGTCTTCAACTTATAGCGGACGTGGCAGCAACCCGTCTGGTTCAGGTCGGTAATTATGCAATCCCCGCAGGAACGTTCATATTCGCCCTCACCTTTACCTGGAGGGACCTTCTACACAAGCGTCTTGGAAAAGAGTGGGCTATTGCGAGCATCCTGGTCGCGGCCGCAGTCAACCTCGTCATGGCAATCTACCTGCAAGCAGTTGGATCGCTTGGAGTTCCAGCGTTTGTACCAGGGGGATTGGACGAAAGTTGGCGAGGAATCTTCGCGTTCGTTCCGGCGATCGTTGTCGGATCGATCTGCGCGGAGGTCGTTAGCGAGTGGGTTGACACGGAGGTCTATCACCGCCTTCGCGGGTTACGAGGAAAAGCACAGGGCCTCCGAGTCTTGGGGTCAAACGCGGTCTCGCTTCCCCTCGACTCCATCATCTTCGGAGGACTTGCCTTCGTCGCTCTCCCATTTCTATTCGGGGGAGAACCATTACCGCTCGCTGCTTTGCCGCCTATTGTTATCGGTCAGGTTGCGTATAAGGCAGTCGTTACATTGGTTTCGCTCCCGCTGATCTACTTGGTTCCAGAGAGGCAAGGGATAGATCCCTTTGCTTGGAGTCAGGGAACGGCGACGGACGGGAGAGCAGAAGGAGGAGTAGCAGGGTATGGACGAATTTCCATCGGGGACGAGACTTAAGCGCGGTAGGCGAGAGATCGAGCGCAAGGATGACGGGTTCTGGTACGACGTCCAGGGGGGAAGGCCCGTTTGCGGTCGAAGAACAAAATCTTGCAGCGTGAAATCTGACGGGTGCGGTCACAGATTCCCGGCGTCCGAGTACGACGATTTATACTGCCCCGAATGTGGGCTGGATCGATTGTGCAGGAGCTTTGTAGAGGAGGCTGGACGTGCCTGCTGGTTGCATGGTGGAAGGTCGCTGAGGGGGATCGAATCAGCGACCTTTAAGCATGGTAGGTTCTCAAAGTATCTGCCCGACAACCTGTTTTCGTCTTATGTTGATTTCATGGATGACCCGCGAAAGTTGGGCCTTGATGACGAAATGGCGCTTGTCCGTGCGATGATTGGGGATCGACTGGAGGATCTGGACGGACTTGGTTCTGCAAAGACGTGGCATCAACTGAAGAAGACATACGGCAAGATGATGACGGCGCAGGAGCGCAGAGAGAAGCAGCGATTCGCACAATACCTGATTGAAATTGGTGAGATCATCGATCACGGACACGATCAAACCAGCACAAGGCAGGAGATCGTAAAGCTGATCGATAGCGAAAGAAAGCTGATCGACACGCAGCGCCAGTTATTCATCGACATGGGCGAATTCATAACGCGTGGTATGGTTCTCCTGATTATGCGCCGGATTATGGATTCTGTTACGGAGGAAGTGCGTGAACTCGAAGGAGGACCCGAGGCAATTCAATCCGTCGCCGACACCATTAGAGGACTGGCTGGTTCATTACGTGGCGGACGGTCTTCAACAGGAAGTGTCACTATCGACGTCGAGCAAGAACAATTGGCCGACAGATGACAACGGTTGGATTGTAAAGCCCGACGGTAAGCACTACAAACCGACTCCTGGGCAGAATGGTTTTCATGAAGATCCTGCTGCGATACGGCTGCTGATCGGTGGTCGTGGAGCGGGAAAAACAACCGCTGGAGTGCAGGAGGCGAGTAAAAAGATCGAGCAGGGCCAACCTGGACTGATCCTTGCTCCAGACAACGGGCATTTCAAAAAATCGACGTGGGTCCAGCTTAACGAATGGATTCCTATCGATCCTGAATTGACTGGCCTGCCTCAATCCCCCTTGGTGGAATACTGGTCCAAGGGGGATAAGGTTATCCGCTTCACGACCGGGGCGACTGTTTGGTACGGTGGAATTAAAGACCCCGATGGGTGGCGCGGTCCGAATGTAAACTGGATCTGGTACGACGAACCTGGACGCCACCCGATGAAGACGAGCTTCCTGATCCCCATCGGTTCGTTGCGTGTGGGCCAGGATGTTCGTATGTGGTTGACGACGACGCCACGCGGCGTGATGCACTGGCTCTATCCGATCTTCGTCAAGAAGGACATCGGGGATGACGTTCTCAAAGCGCTGGAAGCCGCGGGGTTCCCGCCCGATCCGAATTTGCTCTTTTCCTGGGTCAGAACATCGACATACGACAACCGAGAGAACCTGAACCCGCTGTACTTCGCCATGCTGCTTGCGAGTTATCACGGCAGGTGGAGAGAGCAGGAGCTTGAGGGCAGATTTGTGTCCTTCGAGGGTCTGGTGTATGACGTCTTCGATCCTGAGGTTCACATTGTTGATCGCTCTCAGGTTCGAATGGAACCCTGGTGGCCTCGCTGGCGCGTGATCGACTTTGGGTATAAGAATCCATTCGTTTGCCAGTGGTGGACGCGTGATCCAGAAGGCCGATACATCATGTATCGAGAGATTTACATGACCGAGCGGACGGTAGCAACTCACGCACAGCAGATCAACGCGCTCTCTCACGGCGAAAACATCATACAGACGATTTGCGACCACGACGCCGAAGATCGTGCTACTCTTGAGGAGAACGGCATCGACACAACACCGGCCGTCAAAGCAATTTCTACCGGAGTACAAAGCGTATCTCGCATGTTGTCGCACAACGACGACAAGCGTCCAGATCTATACTTTGTTCGCGATGCGCTGATCGAGAAGGATCCGATGCTTGTCGCGAAGGAAGAACCGATCAGTACGATTGAGGAATTTTCCCGATACTCGTGGCCCCAAGATTCTACAGGAAGGCCGCGCAAGGAGGTTCCGCTTGATTTATACAATCACGGCATGGACAGCGTTAGATACATGGTTCAAACCCTGGAGGGAGGCTTTATGGACGGCATCGAGATTGGTAAAAATTTCTTGCTCAATTACCGAGGGTGAGCCATGAACAATGACTTTGGACTTTTCACGCGGCTCGTTTCTGGCTTTCGTGCATTTCGCGAGGAGTTTTTGTCGTCATCCTTGCAAGAGGAGCGCGCCTTAAATGACTTCGAGGATTGGGAGGCCAGAAAGCTCAGGTATGAGATATTCTGGGCGCTCTACGAAAACTCGATCTATCGCAGGGTGCACAAATGGTCAAACAAGTACAAGGCAGACTACGCCCTCTATCGCTTCATCAGGAACATTTACAACCCTGCCTATCGGATTGGAGAATTCTGGAAGACGCACCTTATGGGCGGGATCATCGATCCGTCCGCTGGTGACGGAAAGGGCACTCACACGGCTCTCCCCGTCGTCATTCCCGACTCCAACCAAGGCAACGAGCAAAGACTTAGAGAGGCACTTACGAAGATCTGGAAGTGGTCGAATCTACAGATCATGAAGGATCAGCTTACTCTTTACGGCGCTGTGATGGGTGATGTTTTTATCGAGGTCATATCGACGGAAGACCGAGTCTACCTGGACGCCGTTCATCCAGGTAAGTTTCCAGAAGTTGAGTTTGATGATCGCGGAAATATCAAGGGGTACATCCGATTCGAAGATCGATTTCATCCCGAAAATGAAAATCAAAAAGTTACCTACACGGAAAAGTGCACAAACGACAACGGTGTGATCGTTTACGAAACGCGTCTGAATGGTGAGCCTTACGCATGGGATGATGAGTTGGGTGCAACCTGGACGGTAGATTGGGGTTTTGTGCCGCTTGTTATGGTGAAGCACAACGATGTTGGAAAATCGTTTGGCTGGTCAGAGTTTCATCCAGGGCGCATAAAATTCATGGAGGCAGATGACCTCGCGTCCAAGACCCACGATCACATTCGCAAGAACGTTGATCCCGCGTGGTTCATGTCTGGCGTCACCAAGAGCAGCGTGAGCGCCGATCTTCGAAAGGCTTCTCAGGAACCGGACCAGGATGATGTTGCACCGGATCGAGAGAGCCTTCCAATCATTTACGCTTCCAATCCACAGGCAAGGGCGATGGCAATGGTAGCCAACCTCGATCTTGAAGCCGCGCTGAAGGCCATATCAGAGCTTCTTGATGAGCTTGAGCGCGACTATCCCGAACTGAGAATGGATGAGCAGATCGCCGTTCAGAGCAACTCAAGTCGAGCGATCAGGGTCGCAAGACAGCGCAGTGAAGCCAAGGTTGTGCAGCGAAGACCAAACTACGACAATGCACTTGTTCGTGCGCAGCAAATGGCGATTACTATCGGCGGGATGAATGGTTTCTTCAGCGGGTTTGGTATTGACTCTTTCAGCAGCGGTCAGCTTGAGCACTACATAGGCAATCGTCCCGTTTACGGGACCGACCCCCTTGATGAGCTTGAGATCGAGGAGAAATTCTGGACCGTCGCCGCACTTGCTGCGCCCCTGGTTGGTCTCGAATTTTTCCTAAACCAGCACGATTGGGACAAGAAAGATGTGGTAGAAGCTGTGGCTGCATACGAGAGACTGAAACAGGAAAACAGGGATGCGATGCAGAGCAATCGCCCAGACCAGGACTTGACAAGAAGGCCGGAATTCACTAACAATGATCGATAACGGGAGGAAATGATGTTCGAGAACTTTCTGTTTTCTATCTTCTTTGCACCGGATGACCCGCCGAGTGGTGGGCAACTCGACGACGAAGAAGAAAAGGATGAACCTCAAGATGAGGCCCTCGAAGACGAGGCCGATCCAGAAGAAGACGAGGGAGAAGACGAAGGTGAGGATTGGGATCACGCGCGCGGTATGTCAACAATCCGCAAGCTGCGGAAAGAGGTCAAGGACAAAAGCAAGCGTGAAAAGCAACTCGAAGCGGAGCTAAGTGATTTCAGAAAAGAAAGACAGCGCCGCGAAGACGAGGAAAAATCCGAACTCCAGTTGGCGCAGGAAAAGGCCGAGGCCCTTGAGCGAGACAAACAAGAGCTTGAGGACAGACTCCGAACCAACGCGATCAAATCCTCCATTGAACGGGAGGCGCGGGACCTTGGTTTTGTTGACGCCGAGGACGCCTACCACCTTATCGTCGCCAGAGATTCCGAGTTGGAACTTGACGAAGACAAGGGCACAGTCAAGGGTGCAAAGAAGCTCTTGAAAGATCTGGCGGACGAAAAACCATATCTACTCGAAAACGAAGATCAGGGGAAGAACAGAACGCCTATTAGAGGTCGAAAACCTGTTCCAGCCGAGAGGTTGAATCAGGGCGATCCGAAAGAGGCGCAGCTGGTTGTCCCCGTTGACTTCTAGGGAGAACAAACATGACTGTCATTACGCGAACTAAGGCGCAGGTCAGTCCAGTCTTCCAACAGCAGGCCGAGATCTTGGACATCATCGCTTCGGTTGCGGTAGAGGCCGGTGAGGCCGTTACTATCGGGACCGATGGTCAGCTTGATCTTGCAATTGGCAACACGGGCGGTAACGCTGCTTCGTGTCGCGGTATTGCTTTGCAGGATGGGGCGATCGGTGATGTTGTGCCGGTTCTGAAACGTGGTGGACTGGAAGGATTTGCGGTAAGCGCACTGGACGCTGATGCCCCTGTTTTTGTTTCCGCAACAGCCGGTGAACTCGACGACTCTGCGGCCGCAGTTTCTAAACAGGTTGGCGTCGTTTATCAACTGACGAACGGGGATAAGATCATCTACATCGACGTCCCCTGGAATAACTAACGCGGGAGGAATCTATAATGTCTGGCCTATATGGTCTTCTGAACGTAGGCGATTCCGAACGCGTTTTCGTGAACACGTTGGGTCAAGACGTTGTTTACGACGCTATCGGAATGCTTGTTTCTCGCCACAATCAGGAGGTTGCAGCCGCAATCTCCACTTTCGTCGAGGAAACAACCGAGAATTTCAAAGAGCGCTACAAGCTGCCTGGAGGCGGTCGGATGCAGAGAGTGTCCGATCTTGCTGCACCGGCAGAAGTGCGCGCTTACGGTGGTTGGGATGTCGCGTATCCCCTTGAGGGCTACGGGGACGCGGTTGGTGGTTCTCGCATTCGCATGGCCTACATGACCGTGCGCGATTTGCAGCGCCACATCGATACCGTAATGATCCGCAACACCAACACCGTCCGCTTCGAGATCCTGCGGCGCCTTTTCAACAACACGCAGAGAACGTTCGTCGATGATGACCACGGTTCTCTAGCGGTTGAATCACTTGCCAATGGTGACACCATCGTGTATCCACCCGTGATTGGCTCGGAGAGTGAAGCGACCGAGAATCACTACTATCACACCGGATACGCAGCCACGGGGATTTCGGACACCAACAACCCGTATTCGACCATCGTTGCGGAGTTGGAGGAGCACTTTGGTAAACCCCTTGGTGGTTCCAATATCGTCACTTTCATCAATGTTGCCGAGCAGCCCGAAACTGAGGCTCTAACAGACTTTGTTCAGGTCCCTGACAACTTCGTGCGCCCTAGCGCCCTGACTGCGACCCCGACCGGACTGCCGACGAATATCCCCGGCAGAATCATCGGGCGCGTTAGCGGTGCTTGGGTCAGCGTTTGGGACTGGATCCCCGCAAGCTATATCCTCGGTATTCACCTTGGGGCAGGGCGACCCCTGAAGATGCGCGTTGATCCGGCTTTCACCGGACTGCCGCGCGGGTTGGCCCTGGTCGCTCGTGAGGAAAAGTATCCGCTGGAAACCGCTTATTGGGAGCACCGCTTCGGCATTGGTGTTGGAAACCGGCTCAACGGTGTGTTTCTGGAGTTTGACGACTCGACCTGGGACATTCCGACCGGCTACACCTACTGAGGAGGGTAACAATGGCGACTAGCACAGCGTTACTCAAGCGGCTCGAGCAAAGACTTGCTCTCATTGAGCGGTATGTGATTCGTCTCGCCGACGATGCGGGTATTGATGTCTCGGAGAGCGATCTCAGCCGGAACCTTCCGGCTGCGCCATCGCGTCACGAGTTGAAATATCCGTCTGGTCCTTCCAAGAGCGAGGGTTTTGACGCCACGGACAGCGCCCGTGAGCTTGCGAGCGAGGCGGGTCTGGACCTTTCCTCGGTGCAGGGCACAGGCGCAGATGGGCGAATCACAAAGGGTGACGTAGAGAAAGCGCTACAGGAGTAAGCGAGTAGCTTACTATCAACCGGAGGCGCTTCTATGACGATCACCCGCGCAAAGGCTGAAACGATTCTCATTGAGCGGGTCGGTGCGCTCATGGTTGCTGCTGGATTCGATGGGGACACCCATGACGGCAGCAATCAAAACCTCAACGACCCGCTCTTGTACGCCCTTTGGAAGACAGGAAGCACATCTGTTGAGAACGTCATCGGCGTAACCGATGATGATCTCGACGCGCTTGCAGCGGCTGACTACGCGAAGTTTTTCGACCTAGCAGAGCTTCGTCTTCTGATGAACATTCGCGGAAACCTTTCCGACGTCGATATTACTGTTGGACCCCGACGTGAAATGTTGAGTCAGAGGGCGCGTCTTCTCGACGACATGATAAAGCGCAAGCAAATGAGCGTTGAGCAGGAGTACGGAATCGGTTCAAGCGAGCTTCAGATAGGACAAATCAACCTGAACTTCCAGGCCAAAAATGATGATGTGATCGTGTGATGATGATGGCACAAACACCTTCATTCTCAAAGATGGCGACCAGCACCATGACGACGACCAGGACACCAGCGGTGTCCGGTGGCAAGCATGGGCCTCCAGAGGCTCACCTTACAACGGGAGTCCCATGCTTGCCCGTAATGCCCGTCGTTGAGCAGGTTGCCGCGGCGCTTCAAATCAACACACCGTTCGAGGTTATGGAAACCTACGTTGATGATGATATAGATGTCGAGGAGGGGGATTACGCCACAATCGATGGCCTGGAATACGAGGTCTTTGCTGTTGGTGACTGGCCCTGGGTTTCTCAGCAAACCATCGCCTTCAAGCATCTGATCTTGAGACAGGTAAAGGGTAGGGCCTGATGCCTATCAAGGTTTACATGGAAGGTCAGAGACAAGCCATCGAAGCCGTCAATAAAGCGATTCGCGCTGGACGGTCTGGTGACGGACTTTTCCTGCTCGTGGATTTGGTGACTGCAAGGGCAGAGACCTATGCCTCTCGAATCGCACCGTACAGGACAGGCACGTTGCGCAGTGCGCACAGATCGCACATGGTTAGCGGTGTGGCCGGTGAAGTGTATATCGACCCGACGGTTAGAAACCTTATTTTGGGTGGGTTTCCCGTCGCTTATGGTCCAATGGTGCACGCAATGGGCTTCCCTAGAAACTGGATGGAGAGAACCACGATTGAAGGCAGAAATGAAGTGATCGGTAAAGCTGCATCGTTCTGGTCGCAGGAGTTTCTAGGTCTATGACATATTCCAGGGAAGAACGTCGTGAAAGGCTCGTGTCGCACCTGTCAACTGATCTGACGGGCACGGGCAATCCTGCTTATGCGGTTTTTGGTCATGCAGTTCGAGACTTCAAGGGCGAGTCTCCGGTCGTTGTGGTTCTATCGTCTGGTTCTGCGAGATCCCCGCACGGCCTGGGTTCGTCAAAATACGCGATGGTTTTCAGGTTTGCCATACTCAGCTTTGTTCGAGAGGCCGACCCTGACGATGGTTGGACTTCGGAAAACGTGGAAGACGCCCTCGATAGCCTGGAGGCCGCAATCGCAGATTCGATCATGGTGCATCGCAGTGATCCGCCATACTGGATCAACATGATGTACAGCGGGGATTATTCCGAGGTTCTGCCCGTTACGATTGCCGGTGATCCCTACAAAATGGAGGGTGCTGTCGTAGAAATGGAGGTCTTTGATGCCTAGAAAAATCGTCGCTCGATACACGGGCGAAGGATATGTGTTTGGGGTTCCGGCCAGAGACTTGAATGCTGATGAATGGAGCAACCTTTCTGAAGAAAACAGAAAGATCGCCCTGTCGTCTGGCACACATCAAATGGTGCAGGAGTCTCCTAAATCGACCAAGAAGGAGGTGAATGACAATGGCGAACAGTGAGGTTGATCTTTTTCAAGTACAAGCCGGTGAGCAAACCGACTTCGACACTGTAGCTGCCCCCACGGTTAAGCTGATGGGGGTTGAGAGCTTTGACATCGATCCGATTGTCGAGGCGACACACGTTCCAGAAATGCGGGGCGACCTTACACCCGCTTACCAAAGCGTTGTTGATCGAGCAAACTGCGAGTGGACTATCAACGGCACAATCCAGTTCGAGGACATTTGCTATTTCCTGGACAACGCCTTTGGTGAAGCATCACCTGCGGGTACTGGTCCTTACACGCGAACCTACAATGGAGCCGGAGCGAAGCCTGCACCGAAGATCCTGACCCTGGTAAAGGGTTCGACCGAGGGAGTTTATGGGGTTGTAGGTGCGCTTGCGACCACGCTCGAATTGACGTTTGAGAAAAACATGCGAGCCACCTATTCGGTCAGCGGCTTCGGTAAGCAGTTTGACGAAGACGCTCTTGCGACGTTGGCTGATCGTGCAGTGACCATCTGTCACGGAAATCAGGTCGCCCTTTCAATGGACCCGTTCGGTTCAGCGGCGGGTACGACAACTTATCCAGGCGTGAAGACAAGCGCCACGTTGAGCGTCGATCTTGCGCGCGCGGTGAAGGAGGGACTTGGGTCCCTGAACCCCGTTGGGTGGAAACAAAACAAGGGGGAGCCTGGATCAAACCAGCTTTCAGTCACCTTGGAATTTGACGCCACGACCGGAAGATCAAAGGATTTTCTGGACGCGCTGAAGGACGCAACACACACGCCGTTCCAGCGGGTCATGCGCCTCCTGGCGACCTACGACGCCAATCATGCTCTGCGCGTGGACTTCGCAGGATTCACGGAAGAAGCCCCCTCGGTATTCACAGATGAGGACGGGATTGCAACTCTTGAGTTCAACTTCAGTGCGCAGTATGAAGCAACCCTAGGTGGGTGGCTTCAGATCGTCGCGACCAACCAGGTTTCAGCGCTGCCTTAGCGCTAAACATCGCTACATCCAAGAGGATAGGAGCGGAAATGAGCAACGAACCTAAGACAGTTGAGATCGAGGTGAGAACCGTCGATCTTGAGGGACCAAAGTTTTGGCCCAAGTACCGCAAGGTCATCCAGATGAAGGAAGTCTTGATGCGCCCCATGAATGCGACCGTGGATGATGTCGATGCCGCGTTCGAATTCCTGCTTGACCACGTTGTGAAGCCGGAAGACCAAGGGGTGAAGCGAGAGATCCTTGAAAATCTGGAGGGCGAACAACTCATCAAGTTGTTCGACCAGATTGTTGGAGGTGCGCAAACCGCGGTCCCCCCGTCGAATGGCGCGGTCTCAGAAAATACTTCGGACTCGTAAAATCAGGGTCGGATGATCCGCCAGACTGGATTCTTCTGATGGAGGCCGCGAAAGAGGATCCCTTGCGAGCACAGGAGATCGAGGCGGGCTTGAACGGAAAGTGGTTCAACAGGTACATCGCCTGGATCGATATAAAGGGTCAGTCGATCAAAAAAGAACATGACAAGCTCAAGAGAGAGCGCGAGCGGGTAAGTCGCAAGGCCAAGCGAAGCAGATGAGGAACAATGGCATCAAGAGCCTACGAGATCGTTATTCGTGTGACAGGCGAGGACAAGGCCAGCGGTCCGCTAGGTTCAGCGGCCGGCGCCCTTGGGAGAGTCGGAGAAATAGCGGCGGGGATTCTGTCTGCTCGCGTCTTCGAGGGGATAGCTCGTCAAATCGGATCCCTGGCTTCTCAGGCTCTTAGTGGTGCAAAGGAATTCCAGACTCTAACGATCGCCCTTGAAGGCTTGCTTGCTCGTGAAATCGTTGGTCAGGGCACGACCGACGATTTTGCTGTAGCGCTGTCTCTTGCAGCAGAACCCGCGGAAGATCTTCTCAACTGGATCAAGCAGATCTCGGTAACAACCCCATTTACGGCAGACAACCTTTCTAAAACCGTTCAGATCGCTATGGCGATGGGTTTCACGTCCGACGAGGCTAAAAACCTTTCGCTTGCGGTCGGTAACTTTACGGCTGGCATGGGTTTGTCCGGTGAGACTATGGAGCGGATCATCTATAACTTCGGACAGATGATCCAGCAGGGTAAGGTCACGGGCACAGAGCTTCGAGACTTGGCAAGAGGCTCATTTGTTCCTGTCACGGATGTTCTGAAGCGTATGCAGGAAAACCTTGGTCTCACTGAAATGTCGTTTGAGGACTTTCGCGAACAGGCGTCCGCTGGAGATCTTCCGGTCGAGGAGTTTTTCAAGGCGTTCACGGACATCGCCACAGAGCAGTTTCCTGGTGCGATGGAACGCATGTCGAAAACCTGGGAGGGGGTTACGTCGAACATCAAAGACTTCATCCAGGTTGTTCTTGGCACAGAAATAATCGGACCGACGCTTGATCGCGTTTCGGGGTTTCTGTCTAGCGCCCTGGATTGGCTTCTTTCCCCTGATGTTATGGCGGGAGCAAGGAGAACGGGTGAAGCGCTTCTTGAAGCATTTGATAAGGTTGTCGCAGTTCTTGAAAGCGACCTCGTGCCTGCAATCGGGGATTTCCTCGACAAAATAGGTGCGGGTGAAATGAAGTTGCCTGCGCTGTCGGACGTACTGGAAGATGTTGGTGATGCTGTCGCCGGTTTTATTAGCTGGTTCAGCGAAGCCATTGTTGTTGTAGGGGATTTCCTACAAAAGCATGGCCCGTTTCTCAAAGAGGTGTTTCTTGGGATCGCGGTTGCACTGGGCGCAATCCTTGCTGTTTCTGGAGTCGCGTCTGTCATTGGTGGAATCGCAGCCGCAATAGCCGGTATTGCCGCCGCGGTTTCATCGGCAGGGATCGTGGCAGTCATCGCTGGTATCGCTGCCGGAATAGCTCTGCTTGGTCTTGCCTGGACGAATAATTGGGGTGGGATCAGAGACATTCTTACGGAGGTTTGGGAAACGTACCTTCTACCTGCCTTTACGGAGATCAAAGCGTGGCTGGACACCAACCTACCGATGGCCATCGCGTTTCTCTCTGATTTGTGGACCAACACGCTGCTGCCAGCGATACAGACGGTCGTTGAGTGGGCTACAACGACGCTGTTTCCTGTACTCGCGGAAATCGCACGGGTTGTTGGTGAAGTTGTAACTGCTGCTTTACAGGCTCACGCAAATTTTTGGGAGAACGTCTTGAAGCCCGCCATCGAGATCGTGTGGGGGTTTATTTCCGGTTCCGTAATTCCGCTTCTTCTTGAGCTTTCGAATGTTTCCAGGGCCATACTTGGTGTAGCGCTCACAGCGCTTGCCGGATTATGGCAGAACGTTTTGCAACCTGCGCTACAGGAAGTTTGGAAATTCATCAAGGGTAGTGTTATTCCCGTGATTGAGGATGTGGCGCGCGTGATAAAGAACGTCTTGGGACCTCCGGCAAGTTGGCTGGCAAATACAGTTTTGAGCGGGATGAAACGATCCCTGGACAATGTTTCAAGTTCAATTCGAAAGATCATTAATTGGCTCAGGGAGCTTGCATCAAAAATCAGGAGCTTGAAACTACCAAGCTGGCTTACCCCTGGATCACCGACCCCGCTTGAGTTGGGCTTGATTGGGATTGAAGGGGCCTTGAAGAAGGCAAACCGAACGATGGGTCGATCTCCACTTGTCGGCGCTAATGGTATGTCTGCAACTGCCGGTGGTTCCCCTGGTGGTTCTGTGAACCATATTGAGATCAACGTTTCGGGTTCCGGCGACCCCGAAGCCGTTGCAAGCGCTATCCTTCGAAAACTGCGGCAACAAGGGGTTGTCCCCTGATGCCTTATCCAAATCGCCTCGATCTCACCGTTATGATGGATCTGCGAGACACGACCGACTGTCTTGATTTCGACTCGACGCCATCAGATTACATGATCGTCGATCCGATCACGATGCCCACAACGGGTATTTCTATTGAAATGTGGATAACACCTGACACGTCGTCTGGCGGAACCATATTTTCTTATGCGCACTCCGGTGAGCTAGAAGCGCTTGTTCTGCGCAACCCTGAAAGCCTGGAGTTTGTTGTCGATGGGAATGCGTTTGACACAGGGGTCGCGATCAACGACGGGGGCCAGCATCACATTTGCATCGTTTATTCGTCCCTTTTCTCTGGCTCATTCAACCTTTACGTGGACGGGAAAGTTAGGGACGGAGACCTCCCTGGTGGGAGCCTTGTTTCTGGTGGCTCTCTTGTTCTTGGTCAGGCGCAGGGTTCTGTCGGCGGCAACTTCTCGGATTCGTTTGGAGGGAAGATTTTCGACGTCCGAATTTGGGGTGGCACGCTCTCTTATGACGTGATCTACGCCAACCTCAAGGTTGAAACCCCGACTCACCCGACGATCTCTCTGGTTCACAGGTACTTGCTGAACGAGGGCTCGGGGACGACTGCAAACGACACAGGGACGGACAACGAAGACGGGACCATTTCTGACGCCGACATGTGGTCAACGTTCGGAAGCCCCAGGTGGGTCGAAGTGCAGGAAGACATCGTTCCAGGAACTCTCAGCTTCACGGATACGCTAGGACGATCAGTCCCGACGTGCGATTTCTCTCTGGAGGGCTGGTCTGGTACGCCTCCTGAAAAATGGGACGAAATCATCATAGAAGATTCGGGCACTCGAATCTTCGGTGGGTTTGTAACTTCTATACAGGAATCATTCGGGGAAGGGGCGACGATCAAGTATTCGGTTGGGTGCTCCGGTTACGCCATTTATCTCGATCATGCAATAGATCGGGTCGAGTACGAGAACACAACCGACCAGGACATCATTCAAGACCTCGTGGGCAGGTTTGCCCCCTGGATCGGTGCGACCCAAATTGGACTCGTGGAGGAAATCAACACATTCGAAACCTATCGCATAAACAGATTGACTGTCAGGCGGGTTATCGACGATCTTGCCGATCTTGGGGATGCCTCCTGGTATGTCGATTCTCTGGCCGATCTGTATTTCTTCAGAAGCAACGTTAGCGCATCGCCCTACGATCTCAGCGACAATCCTGACTACTCGACCGAAATGCCCTACTTCGGTTTGGTTGTTCACGAGGGTGGGGCAAATATCACGAATCGGATTGAGGTCATAGGCGACTACTATCTTGGCCCCGACGAGATAATTGTGTTTCCAGGGGACGGTGAGAGCAACATCATCCAGATGCCCTTGCCCATGCAGGCCCCCGAATCTCTCAGCACCCTGAAGGTCGAGAGAAACTTTGCCGTACCATCCGAAAACTTGGTCCCGAATCCTAGGGCTGGTGTCGATACTTCGCTGTGGACAGCAGAGAGCGGCTTGACGCTCTCTCGCGTCACGGGTCAGCCAGACGTTGAGGGTGGAACTGCTTTTCAGCTTTCGTGTGGTACTGGACTGTCCTCCAGGCTGATTTACACATCCCTGGTTGATGAAACGCTCGATGAGGGAACGATCTACACTGCCCAGGTCAAAATACGCGGTACAGGATCTACGGTTGGTAGGGTTGCGGATATACGGGTAGTTGCGCAGGGTGGAGCGGAAGCAGACGAACAGCTTGGCATAGGACAGATCGTTGGGCTGGTCAACGGATACCAGCAAGCCTACGTCACCGTCGAGGTGGATGAACCCGACCGGACGAATCTTCTGGTTGAGATTCACATGTCCGGCCCAACATCCGGCGACATCATCTACGTTTCGGAGGTTCAGTGCGAGGTAGGCGAATACCCGACAGAATATATCGATGGTTCCAAGGGGACAGGTTATTCGTGGGCTTCGACTGCTCACGCATCGAGAAGCATAAGGACGTCTGCCGCTGCCGCCGAGTGGGTTCAGCTAACAACGCTCGTCGGTGGCGTGGATACGCTCACGGATCACCTGGATGTTCTTCACCATCAAGAGCAAGCGCGTCTTGAGCATCTTTATCCGTGGCCTGATCTTTCAAGCGCCGCGATGGTTACGGGCAGGCGCGAGATACCGCTTCGTCTTCGTCTTACGGACATAGCCAGCTTCGACTTTTACGGAAAGTGGTTCGACGACTTCATTTACGATCCAGATCTCATTGACGTCGAAACTGCTCGCCTTCGAGGGCTTGCCGAGCTTGCGTTGCGAAGCCTGGGTACGACAAGTGTCACGCTGCACGTCAAAGAACCTGGACTTCATTCAGGCCAACAGATTCACCTAGTTAGCGGTACGTTTGGAATTGACGGTGATTTCCTGATTCAACGCGTCGGGGGTGATGTTCAAACATATGGTAGAACGACCTATCAGATTTCTCTTGGGGTTTGGAACCCTGATCTGATCGACATCCTTCTGGAGCTTTGGCGAAAGCGCAATCCGCTCCCGCCCTGGAGGGACGAGGTGCCCTTCGATCATATTTTGGACTTTCGAGAGGGTGTAGAGTTTTCCGAGTCCGCAAGTTCACCTGTTGGCTCGTCGGGGCCTTACGTTTGGGACCCCGCGGGAACGGGTGACACTGTTCTGACTTGGGATCATGGAGTTTGGGGATGAAAAATTCTCGATTGAGTCTGGCTGGTGTGTCCACGCTGACCTTGTGGGACCAGGGAGCAATCCAGCACTTTGGCTACTCTCCCGATATAGGGAACAACGCCGACTACCTTCTCGCCAGGATGCTCGCAAAGAGAAACGGCCACTTGCGAGACTATGATGTCGTGAAAAACCTGATTGTTGACGACGGCCTTGAATTGGTGATCGATCTTCTTCTGGATTTGGACACAGGTTTGTCCTATCATGCGGTTGGCACGGACGACACAACGGCCGCTATAGGGGACACAGAACTTGGAGCGGAGCACACGCGAAGGGCGTGGGCGCATTCAAGCAGAACATCACAGGCAGGGTACTACTCAGTTTTTTATCTGGCGTCTGAGGTGAACATTGTCATAGAGGAGGCTGGTGTGTTTGGTGGCTCCGGAGCCAGTGCGACAGCGGACAGTGGTACGTTGTTCAGCCACTATCTGCAATCCTATGACAACTCCGGTGGTTCACCACTAGACCTTACATTCGACTGGAATGTAGAGGCGGCAAGGGGTTAAATAATATGGCTATATCTAGCGAAGTAGTAAGCGGTGAGCCGGCTGCGGCAAGCGATGTCAACGACATTCGCACGGACGCGCTAAACATTCACGCGTCGGTTGGGTCTGAACAGACCATAAGCAGCCAACAAGTCATTATTTCTGTTGACGACAACACCTTCTATAGAATCGATACGTTTGGGGATGCGGCGGAGAGTGATCTTAATAGCCTGTTGGCTGGTGTGAATGGTCGTGTTCTGATAATCGCACCAGCGGTTGACAAAAGACACATCATTGTTTCACCCACGGGTGGCAGCATTACTCCGGCGTCCGGTTACAAATCAACCCTTCACGATATGCACGACAATCTTATTCTTGTGAAAAATCCTGGCACTGGATTCTGGACAGAACCTATTCATACACCAGCAAAGACCGGCTGGGTTCGCGCGTCTTGGGCGGCAAACGATGCCTGGGATTATGTAAGTGCGACAACGCTATCGATACCGGACGTGGACTACACAAGCATCCTCTACAAGGGGATGAAACTTCGCCTTCTCCAAGACTCAACCATAAAGTATTTTTACATCATCGATGTGACCTATTCAGATCCAGACACCATAGTCACCGTTACGGGCGGTGATGACTATTCTCTTGCGAACGAATCAATTTCATATGCGTCGTATTCCATGGCAGACAACCCGCAAGGTTTCCCGTCTTACTTCGAATACACACCAGCCGCATCAGCGGACGGAAGCATGACCTGGACGACCATCGCGGCTCGATACGGCTTCTTCAGGATTGTTGGTGGTTACGTTCACTTCACAGCGGAGATCAATGCCACGACCGGAGGTACTGCGTCCAACGCCCTCGGGATAGGTCTTCCTGTCACGGCTGATGTTTCTGCAATTGGTTCTCAGGGTATAAACATTTCAACTTACGTGGCAAACGGATCTGACTCTGTTTCTGGAGTTGGCTTCATAGCGAGCACAACACCGACGGTTGTTCGTTGCAGGCAATATAACGCCACGAACTATGGCCTTGGATCAGGTCGATTGGCTAATGCAAACGGGATGTATCCAATCTAGGTGGTGATGATGACGACAGACTTAGGCATTAGTCTTGGGCAAGCGATCAGGGATGGCCTGGATCTCGGAATCGTGCACGACATTGAGTCTATTGCGATTCTTGAGGCGACTGCCCCGGACTATCCCATACACGAGCTGCCTATTTGCACCGACGTGTCATTCTGGCAAGGAGAGATATATTGGCCTGGAGCCTGGGAAGACGGGGTAAGGCTTGCTACAATACGGGCCGGTCAGCGCCACGGGTTGAGTGGTTGGACGGATAGCAGGTTTGTTGAAAATTGGACCAACGCTCGGTCGGCGGGACTTCTTCGAAATCTGTATTGGGTGTGGGATCCTTCCGCAAGCGGCCAGCAGCATTTGGACGGAATCCATCGAGCACTGGATTTGGTCGGTGACAGCGGTGAGCTTCAGGGTGTATTTGACCTTGAGCTTGAGCCTGTTCGGTGGGGTGACGTGGATGTCATCATTACCGGAATGAATGACATTTGGGGGCGACCACCGATTGTTTACAGCGGAGCTTGGTTTTTGAATCGCGTTGTGGTTCCACCGTGGTTCAGGGCGCTTCCTCACTGGCTAACCGGATACAACAGCATTGGACCAGACTATCCACGCGACTATTCGCCAACTGTGATAGAGTGGCAGCAAACGTCCTCCTGGGTTGTCGATTGGGTGGAGAGCACAAGTGTTGACCGCGATTACTGGCTCAATTTGCTATTGGGCCTCTGGAGGTATGCAAACGTGACAGATAAAGTTGTGAAAGTGAATGATATTCTCGAATGGTTGGCGCAGAATCAAATCGATTGCGACACTGAACCTGAGCCGCCTCCTCCAGGTGAGTTAGACGAGTATGAAGTTGTCGTTCTCGGAAACTTCAGGACCAGCCCAGGAACGGGCAACAACCTGATCCGGCTCATCAATGCCGGTGAGCATGTTTGGGATCTTGGTGAGCGCGTGGATGATTGGTGGAAGGTCCGCGATCAGAACGACGTGGATGGGTGGTTCTGGACCAACGAAGGCGTAAAGCTGAAAGAGGTGTGACATGACCGACCTGCGGAAGATCGTCGAGCTAAACCTTATAGACGGCGTACTTGTAGGTACGGACGACCAGGGAAATGAGGTTCATCTTCTTGCTCTTGACGGTGATGAACCGATTGACCCTCTGCCACCTACAGATCCAGATGACCAAGAACCAACTGAACCTGCACCTGATCCACCTGTAGAGCAGGGCGCATCATTCAATGTTCCTGGAGAACTCTGGATTCAGGGATCTGGAGGCGAATTCACGCTGCGCGGCTCGTGGTACAAGGATGAAGAATCGGGCGATTTCGTCATGGCGAGGATCAATGGCGATCAGGAAACAATCATCGACGAGGACCAGGAAAATTCCCGCCTGCGCTTTTGGGTCGATGGAGACAATCTTGTGATCGACTTCCACAACGGACAATGGAACGTCACGGGGAATGGGCCTCTCTGGTTTGTGCCGCTAGGTGCGGGTCAACCCAGGTCTGGTCTTTCGCTTTTCCGAACAGGTTTCGGGCATATCTACGACGAGAGCAAGAACAACTATTATCCTGCGCGCCTCAAGTGGGGCGCAATTTCGTGGCATCCGCACGTGAATCGAGCGGTGCGATTTCACTACGCGAATCCCGTCACGGTTGGTACTGGTCCAGGCGGACTCATTTCATTACAGAACCAGGAAGGAGTTGTCGCGCCGGACAACCCTGTTGGGGGGTTTGACGTGGATGGTGGATGCGGACTTGGTGGAGAGATCGGTCTCAGTAATCCATTTCGAGTAGCAACCGAGTAGCGGCAGAGATAGGGGTCATATGGACATAGGTGAACTGTTTCGCGAGGTCGCTTTTCCCATCGCGGTGAGCGCCTACCTGCTGATCGTCACGACCCGCCGCCTGGAGCAGATCAACACGTCGTTGCAGGAACTCAAGGCTGAGTTGGTGCTCAAGTTGGCGCTGCTGCTGGATCGCATTGAGCAGAGCAGGGAGCGCGACGAGGTGATCGAAAGGCGCCGGATGGAGGCCAATAAGTGATTTGGGATGCGGTCGGCGACGTCATCTCAGCGCATGGATTCCTGACGATCCTTGGTTGGAGCTATGCGACAGCGATGTTGCTCGGCGGCACGTTGGTCCAGTCACGCGACGAGTTCCTGCGTTGGGGGCTGACGGTGGGAATATACGCTGTGTTCCTGGAGATCGCCCGGCGCGCGCTGCTAACGAGCATCGGCCAGGAGGTCACGCTCAGGCCGCTTGCGCTGGCTATCATCATGACCCTGATCTACGGCCTGGGCATCGGAATGGGAATGATTCTGGTCAGGGTGACATCGGCAAGAACGCGAAAACAAGGAGAGTAAGACGATCATCGGGAGAGACCGAGAGAGGCTTGAGTAAGGTTATGCGAAGTGCTCTAATTCTTGGGAATGGCCCTAGTATTCAACACCTGTCCCAGGGCGATCTTGTTGGTGACGTTGTATTCGCGTGCAACAAGATCCACAAGCACCCGCTTTGGGAGCAAGGGTGGCGTCCCGACGTTTGGGTGCTTGGTGATAAGTTTGGTACGCCTGTTCAGGAGATCAGGTCTCTCGTGAATCTTCACGCTCGTGAAGGTCACGACGCCTGGGTGAAGTCGAGCATTCTTGAGCTTTGCAGCAACACGGAAATGGTAGCGGAAGATCGATGGGATTGGTTCAGGTACGATCAGATCAGGACCTATGCGAATTGCGCTCATTCTCTTGACTGGCCCCCTGGTGGTTGGCACGATCCTCACATTTGTTGTTTTTCGGGCAGCGTTTATAGCATGGTGCAAATCGCGGTTTTGTACTATGGTTGCGACGAGGTTTTTTTCATGGGTATTGACGGAAACATATCAAAGGGGAGAACAGGAAACCATTTCGCAGACGACTATCAATCCGTCTGGTATGGCCCACCTCTTGTTGACAGGATCAACAAGGAGCTACGTCTTGGGCACGAAATAACTGCGCGAGAGTTGAGCGCCAGAGACATTCCCGCTGTCAATCTGACACCAAACTCAGCGTTCAGTGCCTACAACTCACAGCCAATGGAGAGAATTCCATGAATCATGTGCAATCTTTATGGGCCAGATTTCATGTTCTGCGCGCTGCGATTCTGTCTTACCTAAATAGGGGTGTGTCGGAAACCGATCAGCGCGTCATTCAGGCAAGACACCAGCAGCGCATGGTTGCAGAGCAGCTTGTCGAGGCTGGCGCCGCCAGTGGAATTGCTTTTGCGAGGGATGGAGACCTTAGCCCTTTTCAGAAGAAAAAGGCCAAAGACTTCCAGGTTCAAGATGAGCCGACCAGAGGCCCAAGGGATCAGGTAGTAGGTTTGAAGACCGTTCGATTTTCGGGTGAAGCAGGTAGCGTGAATGAGCCTGTCACGGAGAAAACATCTCTCGGTAGCATCGAAGGTTTACTTTGGGAGGCAAGGGTGTCTTCTTCGCTCGGCAGAGGGTTGAGTCATCTGGAAGGTTCGATTAGAGTCGATTATGTAATCGACAATGATCCAGAGAGCGGCATAGACTTCTACATACCGCTGTAAGATGTGATGGGAGGAACGATGGCAAACGAATATGAAGGAATGAGCCTAGAGGACCTTGAGGTTGCTCGCGATGATCTCCAGGCGCAAATGGACTCCATAAAGCAGCGATTCCGAGCAGCCGGAATCGCGCTCGAAAAAGCGCGCGCAAGCACACCGAAGGCAAAGGCGTTGAAGAAGCTACATGATGCAACGGCCGAACTTGCGTCGTTGCAAGCGGAGGTGAGCGATGGCTGAGGGCGATGGCGTTATTTATAACGCGTTCAAAGAAGATGTCATGGAGGGTATTCATGACCTCGCAACGGGTGGCGACACCTTGGAGGCCACGCTTCACACCAGCTATACGCCCGACATTGACACGCACGTTGTTTGGGCGACTTCTGGTGTTTCGAGCACGGAGTATGGATCGGGGTCTGGCTACACCGCTGGTGGAGAATCTCTTGCCAGCCAGGATGTCACCCAGGACAACACAAACGACCGCGGCGTATTCGATGCCGCAGACGTAACCTGGACATCGCTCGGTCCGCTTTCGCCAGCAACACCAGGGCACGTCATCTTGTGGAACAACACACCGGCTACTCCAGCAGACCCCTTGATTGCCTATTGGGAGCTTGGAACCACGGCGACGAATGGTGGTAACTACACGCTTCAATGGGGCGCAAACGGGATCATCCTGCTGACCTAGATGTATGGTGTATGGGGTGTCGGTCGAGCAAACTACGAAACGGTAGCCAACCAGCTTGGTGCGGATACCGTTACGACGTTTTTAAGTGTTGCGAATCCGTCTGACCTGGGACCAACGTTTGACGACGCCATAGCCAATGGTCTGCGCGTCATCATTGGTGTCAGGGAGTCTCCTGAGGTCGCGTGGACCTGGACCGAGAACGCTGGATCGAACATCTTTCCGAGCACTGCACCGGAAGGGGTCTGGTCCTGGCACGGTTTCTTCGACACGCTGTTCAACCTCCTCAATACAACACCCGCATATCAAGACGCCTTCGAGGGTCTATACATTCGCGACGAACCCTATTGGGCTGGTCGCGAATGGTGTGTTGGGTTCTGGACAGAATTCCAGATGCGGAGGTTGCGCGCGCAACTAAGAGAGGTCGTGCCTGGACTGAAGGTTTACTACGACTTCGGTGGCTTGCAGTGGGATGATTGGGCGCGCGGCATCGACGTCCCACCCGCAAGCGCCGGATGCTATGAGGGTCTGACCTACGTTACCGATCAGGCGTTTGACATCCTTACGATCTATGATCCTCCCTTCCTGGATGGCCAGGAGTACGATCCAGCGCTTGCGATCGCCAGGATCGACAATGCCCGTCAGGTGATCGAGAGAAACAATCTCTCGATCAAGCTACTTTATCTATGCAGTGCTTATGCGTTTTCTGGCCCAGGGTATCGGATGCCCACCGAGGCCGAAGCTGCGCAGTACGTTCAGGACGTTTGGGACGCTGGTAAAGACATCCTCGCCGGTGTGCTTTGGTACACGTGGCCTGGGTTGGTCCAGTACGACGATGGGATCAGCACCAACCCGCAGCTGTGGGACGAGATCGCAGCGGGTGCTTCCGTGGTCAACGCCCCGCGCTGGACAGAGGAACCGGCGAGCCGAGCGCTCAAAGCCGCGACCTTTGTCGATCCTGACAACCCGGCGAAAAAGCGGTTGATAGCGTCGGTTGCACCGCTGCATTACCAGGACGAGGGCGGTGTCTGGCAACCCGCAGATATGAGCGTCAGGCGGGTGACGAACGCGGCGCTAGATGGTTGGATCGCTGACAGCGCGGGGTGGCATTATGCCCTTGGTCAGCCGAGCGACAAGGCTAGCGACGGATGGTTTGGGTTCGGGGGTCGCCGCGGCCAGCACTGGCTAGAGTTTCGGTTGTTTCGGATTGGGTATATCCACTGGCCCACGCGCACAGCAGATTTGTTTTCTGGTGCTCCAACCTACAGTAGAGCCAATCTATCTCAGGAGACAGTGACCAGGACAATGCCTGACGGTAGCGAGAGGGTTGCTGTTACCTCTGCAACTTGGTCCGATCTGTGGCCTGCTCTGCCTGGAGAAGCGCAGGTGGACATGCGCTTCGGGGCAAAGACCGGACGACTTAAGATTGATGTGGTTCTAAATCAGGCGACGCGCACCTGGGTTCAGGACAACCACCCTCCGGCGACCCCCGCCGCTGAAACCTATTTCGGGGTGATATTTCAAATCGACTGGAACGACATCCCAAAGATCATCCGTCAGGCGGTCGAGCAGAATAGGGACGGAGATTTCTCCGACGACGGCCAGGGGATCGAGCTTCGAAACGCGCTCGATGAGCTGCTCGCTTTTATGCCGCTCGACTTTGCATACGTTGAGCGCGAGGACGACGTACCGGCGACCGTCGCGCTGCGGAAACGCTTCTGGCAAGAGGACGGTAACTTCTTCCTGCTGGTCGGCGCGCCGGTTCCTGAGCTGGCCGCCTTGCCCGCGGGCAACCTGGTGTTTGACCCGACGATTGACACTTCGATTGCCGCCAGCGCCGATGATGCCTACGAGTTCACCCAGGATACAGGGTTCACCTATACGTCGCCGACGCTTTTCGCTGACAGCTCCTCGACGGCTAGTTTCAATAAGATCGCCGGGATGCGCTACGATGGCCTGACCATCCCGGCAGGATCGACGATTGATTCGGCGATCAGTACGCTTTATTGCGTTTCTACTTCATACGACGACCCGAACGTAAGCATCCATTGTGATGACGTTGACGATTCGGTGGATTTCGCCACCGATCAGGACGTCGAGAACCGCGCGCGCACAACGGCAAGCACCAATTGGGCAGACACGGGAATCGGTACTGGATTAGCCGATTCACCCGATCACGCCAACGCGCTTCAGGAAGTCGTGGACCGGGCGGGGTGGGCCAGCGGACAGGCGATCACGGTCATATTTCGAGGTAACGGGGTCGGTGGGAATCGCTTACAGTTTGCGGCCTATGACCACGCATCCGTGGCCGAACCTGCGATCTCGATTGACTACACCGAAGGTGGTGGTGGTCCCGTCACGATAAGTATGGACGCTCTAACGCTGGCATCGTCCGGTGTGTCGTCGTCTATTTCACCGGGCGCTGTAGCTGTTGGAGCCGGTTCGGTGACTCTGGCGGGTTCCCTTCCGTCGCTGGTTGTGTCTCCTGGTGCTGTTTCTGTCTCAATCAATGATTTGTCGCTTTTGTCTTCACCACAGGATTTGACGGTTGTCCCTGGTGCTTCTTCCGTCCTACTTGCTGCGTTGTCGCTTGTTGGGAGCGCAGAGACCCTCAGTCTTATTCCTGGTGCGATCAGCATTCAAGCAGGTGAGCTTACGATTGCTTCATCGCCGGAAGATCTGTCTGTAACAAGTGCTACATCGGTGCTCTTGGATGTGCTAACGGCGGTCGGGGCCACCCAAGATTTGTCGGTCGTCGCGGGTGCTGTCTCAGTTCTCATGGATGTGCTCTCGCTGATTTCTAGCACTGAAGACCTGACGGTTGTTGGCGGGGCTGCGTCGGTCTTGCTCGACGAGCTTTCCGCTGCCTCAAGCGCGGACTCTCTTTCGGTTGTTACAGGTGCAATAGCGGTTCTCCTTGACGCTCTTTCTCTTGCATCCAGCGCAGAAGACTTGACGGTATCTCCAGGGGCCGTCGCTATTCTTATGGATGTTCTCAGTGCAGTATTTTCGCCGGAGGACTTGACTGCTGGTTCAGTTGCATCGATCTTGCTTGACGCCCTGAGTGCGTCACTTGCCATAGAAGCACTCAGTGTCGTTCCTGGTGCAACGTCTGTGGTCGTTAACGATGTCTCTCTGGTTGGCTCTCCTGAAGGTTTAGACGTCGCCCCTGGTGCTGTCGCGATTGTCTTGGACGATCTTTCGATCACGGGAAGCATCGAAGATTTGTCCGCGCAGGTTGGCGAGGTTTCAATCCTGCTCGAAACCCTGAGCGCGGCGCTCTCAACACCTTCGTTTGTGGTGGTCCCTGGTGACGCCAGCGTTTTGCTGGACGCTTTGTCCCTCGCAAGTTCTATTGAGGCACTTCAGGTTGCGGGTGGTGACGCAGGCATCTTGATGAACACGATTGAGATCGCCGGATCAACTGTGTCTTTGCAGGTCATCCCTGGTGCT